TTCTTCTGGTTCTTCTTCTTCTGGTTCTTCTTCTTCTGGTTCTTCTTCTTCTGGTTCTTCTTCTTCTTCTGGTTCTTCTTCTTCTGGTTCTTCTTCTTCTGGTTCTTCTTCTTCTGGTTCTTCCAAAACCTCTTCTAGGTCTTCCTCGGTCAAAATTTCTTCTTCAACTTCTTCTGATGCCTCAGGACAAAAGTAAAAAAGTTCCTCTGCTTCAAGGTCGTCGCTTTTTGAAACAGAGTTATCCTTGGTGATTTGCATGTCTTTGCGGCTTGTCTTTTTCGACTTGACCAGAACCTTGCGCTTGGGTTTAGGTTTGTCGTTGTTACTGCTGCTACGAAGCTCTTTTTCGAGAGGCTTAGATTTTTCGATCTCTGCTTCAATTTGATCTTCGGTCGACGTCAAAGGTACCGCGTACACTTCGTATTCCAACCCTACCTCGACTTCAGTGTCGATTGCGGGAACCAGAACCCTGGGCTTTGGCTTCAACGCTAGCAGCTTGATAATTTTTCCATACTTAGTAAGGTACTCTTCTCCAACCTCGCAATCTTGAATCAACAAGGTTTGCATTTCTCTAGGTGTTTGTTTCAACAAGGTTTGCATTTCTTTAGGCGTTTGTTTTTTTTGAGGCATGGTGTTTTACTCCTTTAGCTATTTTGTGTAGACTCAGACGCATTGAAAGATCGTAGTCAAGCAAATTATTGGATTTCGCTGTAGCAACTAAGTCTGCTCGGTCAAACGCTTCCCACACACGGTTTTGGATTCGAGGGCCAAGGTTGCCTTTCGCGATCAGCTTGTTTACCACAGAGCAAAATCTAGACCTAAGCTTTTTTGGGTTGTACCCGTTTTTCGAAAAACTTATCTCTAATCGCGCTACGTTCCAGGCCAAATCCTCTTCGTCCCCTAATTCCCACAAATCTCCATGGGCTAAGCAACCGAAGCAGTGATAAGTTCCGTCTGGGTAGGCGTAAAAGGATGGCTTAGTTTCTTTGTGGAAGGGGCATAAGCAGCGGTACTTCCCGTCACCGGCTTCTTGAATTCCCGTAAATTCAAGAGTCTCCAAAAGAGTAAGAGTATTCATTCTTTCTTTTTCTTACTCTTTTTTCTCCTTTTTACAACGCGCACACCGGGAATATTTCCAACAAACCGATCGCCTACGTACGAGTGGCTCCACAGTGCAATTAGAGAAATCTTAGTCCCCACTGCGCTGTAGCGGCTCTTGTCCACGACAATCCACAAACTGTTTTGGAGTTTGTCTTCCTCAGTCTGGACTAACCTTAGTACCGTCTCGCAGTGCACGGCCATGTAATTACTTAGGCCGATGTTTTCGATATCTGGTTCGTAAGGGTCCTTATCCTTCTTGTTGTCGTTGCTCTGGCGCTTCTCCTGGGTAGCTGTTAGCAAAGCAACTCGCTGTGCTCGGGCAAACTCGTGTAGCTCTTTGAAAAGAACGTCGTACTTCTCAGAACGGCCAGCGTACGATCTAAGCGGTTCGAGCAGATTGGCGTAGTCGAGGATGGCCAAGTCGGGTTCGAGCCCTGTGACAGCCCTGTAGGTCTCCACAGCCTCGTACAAATCTGACGTGGTTGCGTTCGAAGGAATGTCCACAATGTAAACACCGAGCTTTTTCTGAACTTGCTTTTTTAGCATTATTCGGTATTTTCGTTTTTCTTGTTGACTTAGCTTAGAAAATACGATTTTGGAAGAGTCTAACCAAGCTAATCGACTGTCGAACACAGCCCCGATAAGTTCGGTTGCCATCTCAAGCGAGAAATAGATAACATTTTTGCCTTGCCTAGCCGCATTGATCGCAACGTTGACAGCGGTCCTGGTCTTACCACCACCGGTTTTGGAGTAGATCAAAGTCGTGAACGTTTTTCGCATGCCTCCTAAGGCTTCGTCTAGGGGGTCCATGCCAAAGCGAATAATGTCATCCTTGTGATCCTGCCGCACAAACGTGTTCCAGCGCTCCTGTGCGGTCTCGTGCAGAAACCCCATACGGTTAGCCGTCCTCGTCTCGTCTGCTCGCAGAAGGGACGTGAGGACCTTACGATGGGTCTCCTTTAATTCTCCGTCAGACTCAAGAGCGTTTTTTATGTGGTCCGCTACGTCGTAGAGGTTGCGGGTTAGAAGAAGGTCTTTGCCTCGGTCAAGTAAGTATTCAAACTCATCCTTACGTGGTTTTGGGAGGGTCGCCATTAAAGACATCGCTGACCCGATCTCGTCAACGTTTGAGTGCCGTTCTGTGTCTTTGGTGTATTCGTACAGAACCTTTTTGGTAGGCGGCTGTTGGTATTTTTTTATGTAGCTTTTGGCAAGACGGGCTAAGGTACGGTACTTCGCACGAGTAAAAAACTTGTTCTCGTCGAGATCGACAAGCCTGGCAAAGTAAGGCTTACGAAAGTAGAAGGACAGTAATCTTTTTTCGACCTTGTCAGATCTAAGTTCGAGCATTTGCCTGCGCCAGTTTACGCCCCGAAAACTTCCCCGTAAATCGTAGAACTTTCAACAAACGCAACCTGTCTGCAATATACGTAGGGAACTTTTCAATTACCTTAGCGGGGGAACAGTTTGAAGTAACTAGCAGCGCTCTTTTCGAATCGTATAAGTCAGAAAGAAAATCAAAAAATAACGTGTTTGGTAGCGTGTCTTCCGAAGCTAGGTAAACTTTTTCTATTTCCTCAACCGCAATAATGTCTACCTTAGATAACAAGTAGTCTACTAAGCCAGAAGCCTCAGCAGATCGAAGAGCCTTCATCCTAAGCTCAACAACCTTTGCTGCTTTCAAGAAGTAAGCTTTGTGCTCAGTAGCGATCGCAGATCTGAGAATGTCTGCAATACAAGTGCTTTTACCCATACCGGGAGGGCTCCACAACCAAAGCCCCTTACCGTTGCGGATGTTTGCCCTTATGCGTTTGATGTACGCTTGTACTGCATGGAATTCTTTTTTGTTGTCTTCTTTGAAGCTTTGGTGAATATCCGCGATGTGAAAATCCCAGTACTGCTTTGGAATGTTTGCGTCAATAAGCTTAGCTTTTTGACGAATCCGTTGAACGCACTTGCAGTATTGTAGTTCGTCGTCAACGAGAACCATTCCAATACCAGCACAGAGCTTGCAATTTTTTTTTATTTTCTCAAGGTCAGTGTAGGCACTCATTAGCAATCATTTCGTCCAAGTAAGCGTAGGGGTCGTGCTCGTCTTCGATAAAAGATTCTCTAGCGATTCGGTGGTCTAAGTCTGTCAGTCTTTTACTTGGTTTGTGCTTTTTCATCACTTTCGAAAAGATTGTTTTGTTGATAATGTGTTGAAGTGTTGGAGGAGCGAAATCGTTGAAGTGCCTGGCAAAAGCTATATCGATAAAACTCTTAAACGTCTTGTTATCTGCGTCTACTTCCCGCATAAATTTTTCGATTTGATCATAGGCACGAACTAAACTTCCTTTTAGGTGGTATTGGCGACGGTAGCGTTGTTCATAAAGGTCATTGAAGTAATGTAGGAAGTCAAAAGGTCTCCACTGGTCAACATGCTTCTGGGCTGCCCAAGCGCCAGATTTTTCGATCTGTTTTTTTAGCCGGTCGTTTTGACTAGATAAGGTAGAAGCCATTTCAATAATTTTTCGTTCGATAGGGTCGTCGGTAAAAAGCAAGGTTCTTCGTTTGCAGACCGGCTTATTTCCCATAGTAATCCTCCGGTACTTGGCGTTTTTTGATCACAAACTGTTTAGATTTGTACAACTTCAACCTCTGAATACTGTGTCTTTGCGTGTACTTCGAATGGTCCAAGAAGTCGATAATCAACCCGACCCTTTTGCCTTCAATGCCGGTCAATGATCGCAGCTTCTGCACTGTGCTTGTTTTGCTTCGGTAGCCTTCTGCGTTGATCACTGCATTTAATTTTGGTAGGTCTAGGCCAAGTTTGGAGACTGTTGAAATCACGCAAGAAAGCTTCCCTTCTTGCACAGCACGATACATGTTCCATCTAACCTTAGTACTGACTGCTCCTCGAACGAAGTAACTTTTGGGGATAAGCCTTTCTAGTTCCTTGCCGTGCTCAATCTTAGAAACCATAACGAACGAGGATTTGCCCTTTGAATAAAGGTTATCAACGATTTCTTTGATGAACTGGTTGCGGTAAGCGTTCTTAATAATGTTTGAATCGTAGTCTTCTCCAAAATCATAAATCCCGTCTTTGAGATACCACTGTGCAGGAAGCTCGTACCAAATTGTTAGCGGTTTTGCCAACCTTCCGATTTCAACCATTTGTTGTAAGCTTACTCGACAAAGGGTTGGTCCTAGCGCAGCTTCTCGTTCAGTTGTCTGTGTGCCTTCTCTGTTAGGCGTTCCAGACAAGCCGATCTTATAAGCTGGACTAAGCTTCTTTAAGGCCTTTGCGGTTTTGGGCGCTAAGGCGTAATGGCACTCATCGAGTAAAAGCACGTCAGTATCCCCAACAAATTTTCTGATCTCTTTGTTGCGTTGCTTCGTTTTTTCTGTTGTTTCCGATCGGTTTTTTAGAGCAGAGATAAGAGCATGATAGCTCGTAACCAGCACCTCTCCCTTTTCATACTTGGAATCTACAAGACTGCCTACTTCAAAATCTGTGAAACGCTCCAATTCACGGGATGTTTGAATCACTAAGTCTTTACCAACGGTTAGAACAATTGCAGGTGTTCGATTAATTTTGTTTAGGATCGCCCCCATGATCGCTGTTTTGCCTGACCTGATTGCCCCGTCGATAATTCCGTAACGCCCTTTTACAGCAGCCTCTACGGATCTTATTTGGTGGTGGGCAAGGTCTAGGGTGTGTACCCATGGCTTCTTTTTTCCAAGAGGTTTGCATTCAGCCCAAACAACTTCGACATCGAATTCTTCGTTTTTGAAAAAATTTTGAATACGCCGCCACAAACCAGCAGGAGCCTCTTGTTTGTAAACGTTGAACGTATTGACATAGCCGTTCCATCCTTCCTGCCCCCTAACGGTGTACTCGTAATTATCAACCCTGTAACGAGTGTACAAACACAAATTTTCAAGCAGGTACTTTGGTATTTTAGGAGATACTTTTAGACGGTGCGGGTCAACGGTGATTAAGATTTTCATTGCGTGCCTTTTGACAACGTAAAACTATGTCCTTTACTCTTGGATCGTCTTTTACCACTCCTAGCGGCAAGACACCTGTAGCAACTAGATTTGCAAAAGCGTCGTGGTAGTCTGCCTCGCTTCTAAAAGCTTGAACAAATGCGTCTGTAACTTTGGCGTTCATCGTTACCCTTTTCTAAGTTGTAGTTCCGCTTGTACCAATTCTTGGTAGAGGTTGACGTATTTCTGGGCATCGTCTGCGTTTAGGTTGTTTGAAATAACACTTACGATCATTCGGTATTGTAGAATTTTTATCCCTTGTACGAACCTTTTTAGGCGATCTTGTTCATTGCTTTCCTCGTTGAACCAGCTCTCCAAAATTTTTTGAATTTTGTCGTTAGCACTGGCCATCTCCTTCAAAAACTTTTCGTACTTATCGAGCTGGTCTTTTATCCCTTCTGGGTAGACATGTGTTTTTCGAATGTCTTCTACGGTACACGTTTCTGGAGGGTCCAACTGCTCTAATGGTATCTTGGGTTCGATCGGTTTTTCAACCAATTGAGTATCCAAAATATCAAAGAACTCGTCGTCTGTGGTCATTTCACTTTATCCTTTTCAAGACATCTCGAATATCACGACCATCTACTTCAAACCCTGTACACCGCCAACCAGGAACCTTATCTGTGGCAAACAATTCGATTTTGCGTTCAGGGTTGCCTACAAGCCTAGCCAGCTTTTTTCGTATTACATTAGGTTTTCGAGAATGTGTTTTCGAAATTGGGTAATGCACAATCGAATGAATTGCCTTGTCCACACGTTTTGGCTTTCCTCGCACGCCTAACAAAACAAACTCACTATTTGCGCGTGTCCAGTTGCCCATCCCCCAATGAAGCTTTTTGTTTTTGGTTGTCTTGACCCAGACGAACCCAACGCTTTTGTACGTAAACCCCCAGCCCTCTAGTGCTTGGCAAACGATTGGTAGTTGAGGCCACGTCCCCCAAGTAGCACAAAGACAGTTGTCTGATGCCAGCTTCCAAATAGGAAGGCTAATAATGTTTTCTAAACTCATCACTGGGTACTTGTGAACAGCGCCTCGTTTACCCGCAGAGCACGTGTCCTTGTATGACCAGGGAGGATCAACGTAGATTAGATCGAATCCTTTCATTTGATTTCGTAAACTCCTTTGCGTCCCTTAGCACCAACTTTGATGACTTTTACTCCACGTTTTTTTAGCGCAACGAAACGTTCATTGACGTACCCAATAAGGTCTCGGATGGTGCGGCCATCGTTGAACTCTTCGTGCAAAAGTTCAGCAAGCTCTGTCTTTGTACACCGTCTCTTTCGCAGAGTGTTCACTATGAAGTCTGTCTTTGTTGAAGACAATGTGTTGCGAAGCGTTTTGATTGGTTTGGTTCCGTCTCGCACACACTTTCTGAAAAGATCGGGGTCTTCTCGAATCATCTCTGCGATTGTGTTGTACCGCATGACCCGTAGGTGTGAGTACGCCGTTCCTAAGTCCATACAGCCAAAGTCGAGGTGCTTCTTATCCGCAAAGGTTCTTAGGCTTTCCATCGCCTTGTGCAGGTGTGGATGAACTAGCATAAACCCCTCTCCTTGTAAGGTTAGGCTTTGAAGGCAGCAGGAATACGGTTGCGGGTGTCTACAATGACAGGAAACTTAGAAATCTCTAAGTAGTTTAGATTGTCGTGATCCGTCACTAAAATCGCGCAGTCAATACCGTGGTCCTCACAAATGTCGATCGAAGCAAGGTCGAACTCATAATTGCGGGTTTTTGGGAACACGGGGACAAATGGATCATGATAACACACGTCGGCCCCGAAAAACTTTAGTTCCTTGATAAGCGGGAATGCGGGACTTTCGCGGGTATCGTTGATATTGGGTTTGTATGCCAGTCCAATTACCAAAACCTTTGAGTCTTTTAGGTCCTTGTCCAAAACTTCCTTGAGGGCCTGACGAGCTTTTTTAAATACAAACCATGTCATGGACTTGTTGACTTGTCCCGCCAGCTCGATGAAATTGACCTTAGCACCGATTTGCTTGGCCCTGGCTGCGAGGTACATCGAATCAGGTAGCAGGCAGTGCCCTCCAGTACCGGGGCCTGGATAGAAGGCTTGAAAGCCGAAGGGCTTTGACTTAGCGGCTTCGATTACTTCCCAAATGTCTATCCCCTCGCAGTCACAAAAAACCTTTAGTTCGTTGACCAGGCTAATGTTGACCATTCTGTAGACGTTTTCCAAGCACTTGGCCATCTCCGCTACTTTGCAGGAACTTACCGGAACTACGGTTTTGCACACCTTTTCGTAAAGTTCGATAGCCTGGTCCAAGCTTAGCTTATCGTCCGCTCCTACGATCTTAGGCGTGTTGAACACGTTGTAATGAGGGTTGCCGGGGTCTTCTCTTTCGGGAGAGTAAGCTAAGCTGTAATGCTTTCCTGAAGAGTCTAAGATCGGTTTGACGATCTCTTCGGTTGTTCCGGGATAGCTTGTTGATTCGATTACCACGAGCTGTCCGTTTAGGTGTTCGGCAATTTGTTGGCAAGTGTCTTTAAGGTAACTAAGGTTAGGTTCGTTGTTTTCGTCGATTGGTGTTGGAACGCAAACAATAACCGCAGCGGATTCAGCAATTACTGCTTTTTTAGTTGTGGCATGAAACCCAGAAGCGAAAAGCAATCGGTTGTCGTGGACTGTGGTTAGGTAAGATTTTTTGCGGTTGAGCATTTGTACTTTTTCAAGATCGTGATCAATCCCCCAAACGCGCAACCCTACAGCCTCAAACGCCAGAGCCAAAGGCAATCCTACGTACCCTAACCCAACAACCGAAACTGAGTGCATGCCTGTCCTCGCAAGAGTTTTTGAGTGTGCTTAAAACCTACCTGATTTTTTGGAATTTTCAACGGAAGAATTGAGGGCTGGTACCCTACGGATACCTTGTGGCTGGCCCTCACAGCCTAAGCCTGGACCAATGTGGGGGGGAACATCGACCGCAGGCAAATTAATTGTACCGTGCTTTTTGAAAAAGTCAACTAATCGTTACGGTAAGCTTATCACAGTATAAAATTAGGTTGTCTGAATCCCCAGGGTCGTAAGGATAGTTGTAAGCACCTACCGTTGACGTAGTAGCTTGTCTTGTTGGGTTGTCGGCGCTCAATATGTATGAATCGTCGACCATGGCCCAACAAGATACCGTAACCCGAACAACGTCTGTGTAGCTAGCAGTTCCAGTTACTGTAAGGGTATCCCAGGTGTTTTGAATATCCTGCATAGTGTCTAGCGTTGAGATACCACAGCCTTCCATGTGCAGTTTCGGTAAGCGAAAATCAGATTGCACTGCTAAATTTTTCTTGAAGTCTAAGGTTACTGTTATCTGTTCCCCGCTCGTTAGTGGGATTAGCAACGGTCTCGCATAGGTTGCATAAGTTCGCATGCCTGGGTTAAACGGCAAAAACTTTCGGGCATAAGTTCCATCTTGATAACCGGCGGCTTCTCCAGAACTTACTTTGTGCATCTCCCCACCGCCGTGTATAAAGGCTACGGAATCGGTGTTCGGATACAAAGTGCTCCATTGATCGGCGTCGGCTGCGTTTAGTAATTGGCAGTCAACCAATTCATATGACCCGTTAATTCCAAGTTGCATTCTGTCGTATTGCGATTGGTAAGAATTTAGTCCAAGCGCCCACAGTCTTTCTCTGTCGCCGTCTCCGTACCAGTCATAGGTTGTGGTAGGTGACCAGTTGGCAGGTTCTTTGATTACGCAATTAGAAAAAAGAAGTCTAGACAAAGCGCCTCGTGGGTGTGTGTTGAATATGGTGTTCCACCGATAATTTTGAGTTGTTGTTCCGAAGTTGCACGAACGAAAAATTAACGAAGATCCAGGAGCTTGGTTAATTGCGATTGCTGCACGAGCGTTGTTATTGCCAGTATTGTTGCCGTCAAAAGAACAACCAACAAACTCAAACACCGAAGTACCGGAGCATGCGTTGTAATTCAAACAATGCCCAAGACAAGATTTCCATTCAACGTCTTTGAAAAACCAATTCAAAGGATTGTCTGACCCCGTACCTATCAACGTTCCTGCCACATTTTGCAAAGCGAAAATTTCTCCAGTATCCCATTTAGACTTTCGTTGGTTGTCACTAGAAGTGGTTGAAGATACATTAGCAAAATAGTCAACCCCATGGATTTTGAAGTTAGTCACCAAACTAGGCATGATGTCATCGAACACAATACCGTCGTACACAAACCAAGCATTCAAAACCTCTTCAATCCCTGTTGAGTCTAGGGTTGTGTTTATAGAATTTAGGTGTGTGCTATTAGCATCAATGCTTGTTATTCCGTTTATCCTCCAGCCTGTACCGTCTTGTACTCGAATACAAATGTAGGAGTCGTAAAAAACGAGATCTGTAAATTGATACCCGTCCGCAGGATCGATCCCACAGTTCTCAATGTTGATCCAAGGTACCGTAGCCGATCGGATTGTGTCGAAACATACGTGATTGAAGCTTACCTTGTCTGCAGCGTACCTAGCATTCAACAGACCAAACTCAAAAAGAGCTTCTGTGCTTCTTCCTCCGTTGCTAAAGCAGCACCAGTTAAGGTCAAACTCTGCGTCTCTAACAAATGAAACTGTACTATCCCGATTTGCAAATTGGTACTGGTAAGCCCCACCGATATCGATGTTTACGTTTCTAGTTATGTTTACTAGTACATCCCCGTAATTTGCATCTCCAAAGTGATTAGACCCAAGGTTGGCAGTAAAGGTGCTTGCGTCTGTCTTGCCAGTAAGAGTAACCTTTTCTACACCTGTGATCGCATGGCCAGGGTCGCCGCCTGTGCCAACCAATACGGTGTCTCCACTTTGCCAATCCACACTATCTGGCAAACTTAGCGTAGCTCCTGCACCTGCTCCAGCGTCTGTGTCAATTCTAGAACGATAAGAATCGGCGTCTGCCATGTGGTAAGACGGGTATCCGTAGATCTTAAACGACCCTGCTATCCAATTGTTGACCGTAATGTCGTCGAAGAGAATATCGAAAGTTCGGTTACTAGGAATTGGATTATCGCTGTCGGTACCGATCGTAAACGTACCGCCAGTAGCTACGTAGATTGGACCGCGAAGCGTAAGGGTGTAGTTACCTGCTACGGTATGCGGAACTCGAAGGGTTCCACCAGTTTGGATGTACACCGAACAATCGCTAGTTGGGTTAGGATCGAGCCCACTGGCAGGACCCACCGTAATATTTCCGTCAATGTCTACAACGTGAGTGTTAGCGATAACCGCAGAGTCACCGGACGCAGGAGCAACACCACCTACCCACGTACCGCCTGCTGACCAATTGCCGGAAGCGTTAGAAGTAATGACAGCCATGTATTCCTCACTAAACCTTAGTTTTGCTTTCGATTAGCGTAAAAGGCTCTATTCGGGTCAATGACCAACGAACAAGTTGTTCGTTTTTGCAATCCAATATTTCAGTAACTACGTTTTCTAAGCAGTTGAATCCTTTTTGTATCTTTCCGTTGTACCAGTTGCTAAGGTGTGCGTACCTCGTAGCATTGTTGTCTATGTACTTAAACACACAAACAGTATGACCTTTTATTCCATAAAGCACGGTAAGAAGCCCCACAAAGGTTGCTTTCGTAGAAAGGTTAAAGCTATTTTCGATAATCGACGCGGCTAAAAATGCATGATCATCACAGTCACCTGCGGGGCGGCCTTGCAAATGCTTGTACCAAGTCGCTTCAGCAGATTGGCAGACGTCAAACAAGTGCGGCCAAAACTTATCAGGTGTCCATTCTAATTTACCGATTATTTGTTCAAGGTTCTCCCAAGTGTCTGCGACTGGCAAGGTGACCGATTTTTTTCCATTGCCTTCTAAATGTCTGCGATAGAAACGACTCCACCAGTGCCAAAGGCCTGTGCCGTAAGACAACCAACTTAGAAAACGAAGCAGCAAGCGCATAATGATCTCCTTTGATTGGTTGATTATGCCTTGGCTATTTGCTTAGCTTTTAGGAAGCGAGAAAGGAAGAAGGGAGGGTTGCCCGAAGGCTTAAGGGCCTACCCTCATGAGACCCTGGACTGAACCTCCCCAGGGCTAAAGCCCGGGGGTTCTGGAGGAAACAGAACGCATCTCTCCGCAGCCCTCCCGGACATGGGAACCACGCCGGTACGACGTCTGCGGCCTCGATGCCTTCCTGACCCCCTTCGACGGACGATCCGCTCTAACGTCTGTGTTGACGCGAGAAGCAGCCGAAGCCCTTCTGCTCGCAGATTGATTGAAGCTCAACGCCGCCCGTCGCAGCAGCGGTTCCGCAGCCGGGTAGGCCTCTTGGGCCTGCCGGGCGTTGAGCTTGGCCTGGCTTACAAAGCAAGCCAGGAACGCACTGTACAAGTCCCTCTGCACCGGACCCACTCCGCATTCGCATTCGTGGGTCCGAAGCGACAAGGGCTTCTTCTTGGTCTGGCCACACCCATGGCAAACTTGAGACAGCTTCGTCGGTTGCGTTGGGAACTCCTCGAGCTGGCCGCCAGCACTCTCAGCCTTGCGGCGCAGCATGTCGATAAGCATCCCAGGGCCACGGACCTTGACGCTTCTGCCGAAGTTCTTCTGGAAGGATCGGTAGCTCAACTTCTCAGTTCTGACCGTCGTGCCCAGCGCCAGAATGCGGTTGGAAAGTTCCCCATGGGCTCGCTTGCGCTCTGCGGCCAATCGGCGTTCGTTCTCTGCCCGCTGGGCTGCGAGCCTCTTGTACCGCTCGGAACGATTCCATCTTTTGCGGCCGGGTTTGACGGTGCCGTCTGGGTTGTAGTTGTCCGGGTTGGTGGACCGCCGCGAGCGGTCCATGGCTCTTTGAATCCGACGCGTTTGGCGCCAGGGCTGCTCGACCGACGGACAGAAACGCTCCAGAACGGCTCTTTGCTCGCCCACCACAGCGATGGTGCTAGGTCCGACATCCAAACCAACGACTGCCTTGGTGCGCTCGTGTTGCTTAGGGGGCGGCAGTCCAACTTGCACCAGTTGAACGTACCAGCGGGTCTTTCCTCGGACCTGGCGCCGCACAATGCGGCAGTACTTAGTTCTGCGGCTCAGAGCTTCTGCCTGCCAACCAGCTTTGTCCTGCGGGTCCAGCAACGCTTGCAATGACAAGCCTTTCCAATGAACCACACCATCTCGCCAACGAATTCCCGACGCGTTGGTCTTGCCCTCCACAGACTGCAGGCCCCGATAGCCTTTGAAGCGAGGTCGACCTCGCTTGCCAAACATGTGTTCCTTGAGAGAACAATACGCCCTGGTTGCCAGCTTCTGGATTGTGTTGATGTCGATATGCTGGCCGAGCCAGCCACGATTGAACTGCTTGGCGTATGCGTGCAGATCATACTCTCGGAATCCAAAGCGGATCGTACAAGATCGAAACAATGTGCTTCTTTCATGACCTTTTGGCAGAGCCCGAGCCCGCTGCCAGTCACGGCTTTCACGCATTAGCCGGAGTCGTCTCAGTCCTTCACCCAAACACGCGTTGTAGATTTGCCGTGCGACCTCGAAGCAAACAAACAGTCTGCGTTCATCCTCTCTTGTGGGGTCCAGAGGCAACTCGCAAACGAAGCTTTTGGTCTTAGTCTTCATCGAAAGCACAGCTTAGCATTCGGTGAGACTAGATTAGTGCGTCTAGGTACTGGACCACGGTTGTGTGGGTTCGGCGTGACAAAGTTACAGTTGTTTCTTTATCGTCTTTTTCGCAAGCCCATTTGTGGTAACTTCGGTTTAGTTCCTCAATAATCATCTTCTTCGCTTTCTTCAGCTTGCGTTGCTTCGATGTCATCATTGCTTTGTTGGCCTCCACCTCTAATCTGTTCCAAATCTTTTTCTTCAAACTCGTACGAACCAGGAACTAAAATTTCAAGTGCTCCATCGAGAACACGAAAAAAGCAGTTCGTGTTTGGTGCTTCTGGAACGTATATACCGCATTCTTTCAAAACAGATTCCATTCTCGATCGTCCAAAATTTTGAGATCCGCAAACGCCCGTCAACACTACGTCTAAAAGGTCGATACGCTCTTGAGAGGTTTCGGAGTTTGCCAATTTCCACGCTTCTCTAATTTGTCCTGGTCCGGCTGCTTTGAAAATACGACTCAACCGTTCTTGATCAGTGACACCTTTTTGTCTTAGAAATCTTAGTTGGGCTCGTGCAAACTCCTTACGTGCTTCAGCGGTAATTTCCATCTCGTCTCCAAGTAGCTTTTATTAACTTGCGCATCTTTGTAGGACCGTACTCGTTGACAAATTCTTCGGGATCTAACCCAGGTAAACGGAGTTTGGCGGAAGGTATTCCAAGATTAGCAAGCGACCGAGCAATCTTTTTGGCAGCCTTTCTTCCCGCACCGTCTCCGTCCGTCGCAATAAGGACCTTGTTGGTATACCTTTGAAGCATCGAAGCATGTTCAGCCGTGAAGGAAGTTCCGCACGTGGCAACACAATTAGTGATACCAATCTCATGCATCTTCAAGCAGTCAAAATACCCTTCTACAATTACTGCAGCTTTTGTTCTAATAATTGATTCTCGTGCATTTTGTAAGTTGAATAGTACGGATTTTTTGTCAAACAGATCAGACTTTTTGGAATTGATGTATTTTATGTCCGATTCGTCTACTGCCCTACCTCCAAACCCAATTACCCAACCCGCATAAAAGATCGGGATGATAATTCGATTTCTGAAAAATGAGTTTCCGTTTTCCGTAACCAGCCCCAACGCAGCTAAGGTACTTTGTTGGATGTTTCTTTGTTTTGCCCAGTCTTGTAGGTCGTAGCTTTTGGGGGCGTATCCTAAGCAGGCTTGTCTGCGGATGCGAGTAGATACCCTTTTGCTTACTTTTTTTAGTACGTCGGGGTGGGCCTTTAGGTAGCGTTCAAATCGTTTGGTTAGCTGTTTGTTTGCGCGAATTGCCGATTTGAGATCCATTTTGTTGGCTACCTATTATTGCCTGCAAATGCTCCACAGCGGAGTTGTACAAGAAGTATACCCGTTGTTTGGTAACCTTGCACCGTCGTGCAATCTCGGTTTTTTCAACACCGTTGAGGTAATGGTTTAGAACCCGGTGCTCTTTGGGGTTGAGCTGAGGCATTACTTCTCTTATCTTCGTGTACTCGACACGATTAATCAACCCACTTTCGCCAAAGCAATTGAAGTAACTTGTTAAGGAGTTGCTTTGGCTGGGCTCGATACAATCGTTGACGACGTAAGAAGCTTTAGATTTTTCGTACTGAAAATCCAAACTAATGGGCTTCAATAAGTTATCATTCATTTCAGGCATTTCTGAATCGAGGTAGACACCGCTTTTTGTGTAAGTACGGTCTGCGATCTCGTTTAGTCGCTTTCTCTTGTGCATTGCCTCTTCGGAAATTTTCAAAGGGCTCATCGACTTCATGGCCATCTTTCTGACGTACTTGTGGACCCAGTATTGCGCGTAGGTCGAAAACTTAGCTCCAGCCTTGTTCTTCGGATTGTAGAGCTTTGCAGCGTGGCACAATCCCACAAACCCCTCCTGCTGAAGGTCTAGAAAATCCTCTTGCTTATTCCCCTTTTTACGTTTGAAATACTTTGCCGCGATGGTTGTTGCGAGGTACGAGCACTCCTCCACCAGCTTTTGCTGCTCTTTGATGCTAAGCATGCTGCCCCCTAGAAAATGAATTTTTTGTAAACAAACCTTGCCCAAAAGTGGGAAAGAGACTAGCATGGAGAATTGGTAGTAGTCAAGGATTGTTTGCAAAAAACAAGGTATGGATCGGATCACAACAACTTAGTTGGAGGTAAGTAAATGACAACTAGTCCACAGAGTTTTCCACAGAAGAAGAAAAGACTGAAAAGCTTGAAGAAAACCAGGCAGAGCGTAGGCTTTAGCGTAGCCGCTCTGGCCCAGGAGATTGGGTATACCAAGATGTCCCTGTATTCTTGGGAAAGCAGAAGATCGGTTCCTAGCGAGAAAGCTTGGGAGTTGATCAAAGAAGCGCTAAAGATCAAAGATGACCGGGACAGTTATTTTGTGGTTCCACTAAAAGCTACCTATCCGAAGCAATGTGTCGCTAATGAGTGCGACAAAAAATCAATCAGTAAGGGGTACTGCTCGACGCATTATTCGACGCGGTATTCGATGGCCAATCGACTGCAGATTAGGCTTGAGATGGCAAAAAAGAAGAAGAAAGCAAAGCTACCCTTGACTGAAAAGGAAAAGGAGGTGTTGAGCTACGAAGAGAAGATAAAAAAACACAACAACAATTTGTTTGAGTTCGTTTGCAAGGAACTCAACAACGAACACGTGGGTAAGGAAGAACCGAAAGAAACCATCAAGCTTGTGGCTAAGCCCAAAAAGAAAGCCAAAACAACTAAGAAAACTAAGCGACACGTAACGAGAAAAAAGGTCGCTAAGACACCTAAAAATAGAAAAACCGTCCAGACTGTTGTCGAGAAGGCTCTTTTATCCGGGGTTGCAAGATCGAAGGATTACCTGGTCAAAAAGATTATCAAGGCCTTTCCCGATAGAGATCCTGATAAGGTGGACCAAAGTTTGGCTCAAGCTTTGGTTAAGCTAAGGAAGGAATGGGAAATAACGAAATCTGCAGGCAAGTACCAAATGCACTAGCAGGGGACGGGGAATGGACCGACGCCGACCTAAGCTTATTCAAAAGTACGTAGGCACTTACTCTGAAAGGTTGGAGCAACCCGAGAATAGAGTGGAATGGGTTTTTGCCCACGAATTTCAAATGCTCAACCTTCCCCAGACACCAGACCTAATTGATCAGTTATGCGCTGGGCCAAACACCAAGGTTGAGCTTGTACCTGCCTCAGACCCTCGCAGGGTCGCCGTGTGCTCTTTCGTGCAGTGGTTGGGTTCGGGGTCTGGACAAGCTTGGCTAAAGCGCGTACAGGCAAGGATAAAAGGTATTAGAGATTAGTAACTGTTGAGAACCGCACACTGCCTACGCCCACAGTTCTTGGATTGGTTTCTCGTCCTGCCTAGTGAGTAGTACTTCGGTTTGTACTTACGCTTCCTTTTTTTAGGTTCTGGCAAACCCCTCTTCCAAATCCAGTCAGGCAAGCGACGCTTAGACGCAACCCTAAACTTAGGTTTGTTCGGTAACTTGATCTCAGCAAGAAAGGTTCCGGTACTTGGCTTGAACAAGGCTTTGCCTGCGTGTTTTAGAAGGCTGCTGCGTAAGCGTGTCCTTCTAGTGAACTCGAACCTGTGCTCTGTCTGTAGAGGGGGAACAAAGAACTTGTGGTCGGTTACCATAACAACAAGGTGGGTCGGTGTTACAACTAGCTTGCCTACTTTTCGACCGCTTTTGACAAACAGGTATATGGGTTTCATTTCTTATAAGTACCAAACTTAGAGGCATCGTACCAGGCTAAAAACAGCCTTTGTTGGGGGTCCAAAGAGAGGGTTTTCGACCCCCTCCAAGCCCATCAACTTTTTTGCCTTTTGATCGTTTTTTTTGTTGCAAGTAACTCGAAAATATGCATCCCGACCTATTTTTTCCAAAAAATAACTTTTGTAAAATATCTATTGTATAAAAAATTGTTGTTTGGTTTCGGTCTTCTATCAAATCACCTGTCGCCATATGGCTTCACCCAAAACAAAAAAAGGCCTTCTCGTAGCCACAGAAACCGCGCGGAAAAAAATGCACAAATTTTGCAGGGGACTTTCTTAGTTTCAGAAAAGTAATAATTTGACTAAAACTAAGGTTTTTTTCTATAACCGATTGTATATAAACAATAAGTTTATAAAACTTAGAAAATGCGCTACCTGGTTTTCAGAAAAGTGTATAGTAGTTTCGACTTTTTTTTTCTTGTTTATTTACAGGCATGTAGAAAAAGGTAAAGTAAAATTTGTAAAAACGCTTCACCTCGCAAACTTTTCGTGAATCGAACGATTTCAAACATGTAGAAAAAAATAACCTGACACTCGAGTCCAGTAAACGGGCATATTTTACTACTAGGAACGTACCAATTCCACAAAAAAGCAAGAAACTGGAAAAGATCACTTTATAATTGTAGATCGTACACTATTGAAATCATCGAAAACAAAACAAAAAAATTAAACCGAAATGCTCCTTGACAAAAAATCGGATTTCTGGGTAGCCTCGCGCGGGTTCCCTGCCGCCCCAGCGGCCTACGTCGACAAACAACGACGAACAACGAACATGAGCCGAAGGCGAATATGGTGAGGCAATGTTGCTTATGAGCCGAAGGCGAATACATTGCCTCCCATACCAACAAGTAATGCGAAGTGACATGCGGCGCAACACCTTGCGACGCTAACGAGTATTACTTGTTGCATACTACATGTAATTTACCGAACGCCGCACATGGCGGATTGTACATTACATGTTTCATGTTTTGCTGATAGATCCGTCTAGCGAGTAGACCATTTTTTAGTTTTCGGAAACTAAAAAAACTTTCATGCGGCAAACCACGGCAGGCTGCCTAAGGCAGCGGTTACGGTGGGCCGCCTGGTACATTTCGAGTAAACTAAAAAACCTAATATATACAAAAATTATTTTACTTTTTAGGTAAAGTAAGCCGTACGCTGTTTGGGCAGATCCTTCGCTCCCTTAGCGGGAGCTTGTATCACCCAACCACCGTACGGGTACGGACGCCCTAAGGTCCGTCTTTAGTCCCTCCACCGCTATCGCGGTCTCGGTACCCTACGGACCTTAGGAAGATCATAAGAACCCTCTTTTTGATTTATTCTTTTCAGGGTATGAAAGATGTATGGAAAAACAACCTACAGAAATAATCGCTTATCGAGGTGACTCTGGAGCTTGTTGGTTCTACAGAATTCACCTTCCCTTTTCAACATTAGCAAAACACTCGAAGGAGTACATGATCTCGGTTACAGGGGTTATGGACGAACGACAAGTTGGAGGGTTTGATCTAGCAATCTTCCAACGTCAGTACATGCCTAAGGTCTACGAGACTGCACAAAGGATAAAAACTAAGAACAGGCCTGGGAAAGCCAGAACAAAATTGGTGTACGAGATAGACGATGATCTGTTCTCGATCCCTGATTGGAACCCTGCAAAAAAAGAACTGGGAAATCCTCAGGTGCAAGACTACGTCAAACGCTTCTGTAACTTAGTTGACGCGGTGTTTGTTACCACCGAGGACTTAGCAGAGGTTTATCGGCAGTACAACGACAACGTCTTTGTGCTTCCTAACTCGGTACCGTTTGAGTTGTTCACACCTAAGCCTGACAACTCGGTCAAACCCGTTGTGCTTTGGCAAGGATCGCACACGCACAAAAAAGACCTAGCGCTTATCGAGCCTGCTATGCAGCAACTGAAAAAAGACGGGGATTGTTTTCCGAAGGTCTTCTACGCACCAATGAAAGGGATCTACCAGGTACCGCCTGTGGAGTTCAAAGGCTTCCACGTCGTACTTAGCCAAACAGACGCAACGGTGGGTTTAGCTCCGTTGGTGCCTTGTAAATTCAATCTGTCTAAGTCGAACTTGAAATTTCTAGAATACACAGCACAGGGCATCGTAACGATTGCCAGTGACTTTGGACCTTACCAACAAACAATCACCCACGGTGTTGACGGATACCTTGCTAAGCAACGCAAGGATTGGTACGAGCTGGTTCGGTACGTGCTGAACAACGAACAAGAGAGAAAAGAAGTTCTCAAAAATGCAACTAAGTTAGTCGAAGAAAAATACGACCTAAATAAGAACTACGCTTTGTGGCAAAAAGCCATCGACACCGTGTTGGAGGAAAAGTAATGAAACACGCAGATCTGTTTGTCATGATTTATTTGCCGAACCAAAGAATGCTCGGAACGATTTATCAAAAACCCTATGACAATTTCTTAGCCGGAAATATCCAACCCCTGCGGGTGGTGTACCCTAAGCTCTACGCTGAGGTTCCCAGAGACGGAGGAGCAGCGTTGTTGATCCAACCGTTGCACTCGGATAAGTCCGCACAAGAACAAATCAGGGTCTTGCCCACAGCTTTGGAGATTATTTGCAAGGTCGGCGAACAAGGACCCGAGCTGTGGACTCAATACCAAGACTCTGTGCAACGCTGGAAAGCTTACTGTAGCGGTTTGGTAATGCCGAACCAGAAGGGGTTAGAAATTGGATCAGCCCAAAATCCTCTGCAAGCTAAACACTTCCCGCGTAATCGCTGAGGGCGAGGTTTTGCACTTTCAACGTTTGGAAGGCTCAGAGTGGGTTACAGAGGCTTCGTACGAAAATCCGATACAAGCCCTGGGTCAGTTCTTTCAAGAGGCCCTGAGGGCCTCCAATTGCTCCAGAGAGGCATCTTATGTCAAACGTATCTCCCTTACACACAGTGATGAAGAGATTCCTGATCGAAAGCCTTGACGCGATCCTTTTTTCAAAGACGGCTTATTGGTCAGAAAACGACACTTTCCTAACTTTGCCGCTACTGCATCGAGACGACGAATTTCAACTAAGGGGAGCGATGTGGCTCAACCAACACCAGTACTCGTCTGCATTGAGGATGCTGGTGTGTCTACAAGAAGACGGGACTTCGAGGAAAGTCTGTTACCGAATTAGCTCGGTGCAGGAGATTTACCAATTGCCAGACAGAACGGTTTATCCCCGTCGAGCACCGCTAGACTTTAGTTTGGCCGACGTGAATTTGGGTATGGAACAAGACGCAGCTCTTAGCTTAGCTTGCAACAACGGAACGCTAACAGAGGCAAAAACACTTACCCTGTTGCAGTTCCTGACAGACAGTCAACTTGTGGAACTTCCCGACGAAGAGTTGTTCGGAGACCAGATCGAAGACAAACTAAGTTATCCGCCCTATCCTTCCGATCCGCACTTCCAACCCATTTTTATCGCACGTGAGGACTAGGAAATGAAAAAGTACGTAATCACCTGCGATCGTAGCGACTGTGGTTACTCACAGCAGGTACCTAGTACCGAAGAGAACCTTCCTGAAGGCTGGGTAAGAATAGAAAACATTAGTTTTGGAAATGAAAAACTGGACTCGATGGATCTGTGTCCTAGCTGTGTGGCGTGGTTGTTGTGCCGAAAAAACGTTAGAACAAGCTCGACGTGGGATGGCTAATGAAAACGCAGATCATTGTTGTCGGCTACGGATTACCCGAGATGGAAAGCCAGTGCTTGAAAAGCGTTCTGAATCATACCTCGGTGCCGTTTACGCTGACATACACCGACAACAAGAAAAATAAGCTTACGTTGACACAGGTGTGGAATAAACTGATCCGCAAAAGCGAAGCGGACTACATTTGCTTGCTAAACTCCGATACCCAAGTAACCTCAGGTTGGTTGGAACTTATGCTCGAAGCTTTTGATAAGTTCAAAGACTGTGGATTCGTCGGGCCTAGTACCAACAATTGCCATTCCCCGCAAAAAAAAATCCCTACTCCTGAAGAGGCTAAGAAAAGAAGCGGCAAGTACAAAAAAATGACGGATCCGATTTCTGGCTTTTGCCTCGTCTTCGAAAGGCAGCTTTGGCACGCGCTAAATAAGTTCGATGAGCGTTACACGTTCTACGGACAAGAGTCAGACTTCATAGACCGCTCTAGAACAGCTTTGGGGCTAAATTGCTATTGGTCCCAGGGATCGTTTGTTTGGCACGAAGGAGAGGCTTCTGTGCGGGTCTCAGGTATGGATGTGGAAAAGGAACGAATGAAAGCTAAGCAACTTTACCACTCGGAGCGAAGGTGAAGTCACCATTTCCGTATTTCGGCGGCAAGTCCCGCGTAGCTAAGTTGGTGTGGCAACGATTCGGGCGAGTCAAAAATTACATTGAGCCGTTTTGTGGATCGGCAGCAATGCTGCTCAACGCCCCCCGCCAGGCAAATCTTGAGGTGATCTGTGATCTGAATCTATACATAGCTAACTTCTGGCGCGCCGTGAAATATCAGCCAGATGCCACATGGGCCGAAGCTGACTACCCGGTGAGTCACATTGATCAGTCGGCAAGGCACTGGTGGTTGACTGATCCAGAGAGGGTGGCTGATCTGCAAGACAGGCTCTTGGACCCAGAGTGGCCAGGGGACCCTAGGATCGCGGGCTGGTGGTTGTGGGGGCAGTGCTCGTGGATTGGAAAAGGCTGGTGCGACAAAATAACAGGTCGACGCCTTGGGCCGATCCCGCATATCAGCAACATAGGCATGGGTGTTCAGAGTACATCTGGCGGTGCGCAATTGGTCGCAGAGCTAAGCGCCCGCTTAGAGCGCGTTAGAGTTTTGCACGGCGCATGGGACCGATGTGTCAACACGCGCTATGGACTAGAGGGCGGCGGTATTTGCGCGGTGTTTCTCGATCCGCCATACAGGGGGTTCGAGAGGCTATATTCAAAACAGGTGCCTGTCGCTGCACATTGCGAGGCGTGGTGTCGTGAAACAGAGCAGGATCGGCTGCGTGTTGCGCTATGCGGGCATATCGGAGATTATGACCTGCCAGGGTGGGATGTCGTGCGGTGGTCTCGTGTTCGCAGCACGTACAATAGCACCAAGACCAAAAATCAAGAAGCTATCTGGTTTTCGCCTGCGTGCCTAAAAGAAGAAACAAATACAAAGAGAATATTTTCGAGGGTTGGCTAGATGCGATACGTTTTTCTTACTCCACACACGAAAGTTTCAGGGGGGACAAAAGTAATTATTAGGTTTGCAGAGTACGTAAACAGGATTAGTAAAGACAACCGGGTGGCGATCGTAGCAAAAAAGCTCAATCCCACTTATTGGATGTGCACGCCAAAGCTAAAAGAAATTACCTGCAATTTGGTGGTAGAAAAAGACGCAAGAAAAAAGCACCTGAAAAATGCCGATGTGATTGTGGATTACCTTGATGGGGATCCCGAAGAAGTGAAGGATCTGAAGAAAGACAACGCAAAGCACATTCTTTTGTTGCAGGGGTACGGAACACAGAACGAAGAAAAAGAGAACAGAAACCTAAGCTATCCTTACGACGCAGTGATTGCAACGAGTTCTTGGTTAGCTAGACTTGCCTTAAAAGCGAATCACGAGAAAGTCTTTGTGATCCCACCCGCCGTCGACGAGATATTCCGACCCCTGCCGAAGTTATTTAGTTGCCAAATCCCTGTAGGGGGATTGTTGCACTCTTCTGAGGATAAAAACAGCGACGTTCTTTTGGCAGCCCTTAGTATGGCTGCAAGCCAAGGAGCTAAGCGAGAACGTAAGTACAAAGCGATGCTCGTTGCGGCACGGGTTGAGTACGCCAAAAAAGAATTATTTCAGAATATGCACTGCCAGTACGCTATTTTTATTGATCCCCCAACTTCTTTTTTGCCGCTAATCTACAACCAGTGCAAGGTGTGGGTCGCAACGAGTAAGAACGAAGGATTCGGATTGCCTCCGTTAGAGGCGATGGCTTGCGGTGTTCCCGTAGTGTGGACGAAAAACAAAGGTCTTGAAGATTACTTAGTGTCCGGAAAAAACTGCCTGGTGTCCGACGGGACGAAAAAAGATTTGATGGCAAAGATCGGACGCTTGATCAACGAGCGTTCCCTAAGAGAACAAATTACTAAAAATGGGATGATCCTTGCTCAAAGCTTCAAGTGGAGCAAACAAGGGGCACGTTTCGTAAACACCGTGAAGAAGATAACGGGGGAGTAAATGAGAATCGCTTTTATCGAACCTCACCTTTTGTGCGTTGGCGGTATCCGAAGAATCGTGGAGATTAGCAATCGCATGCTGAAAAAAGGTCACGAGGTAGAATTGCTAACCCCGAAGGGGAAGCCTTGTACCTGGATGCCGTCACAAGCCCCTACGTTCGATATGAGCCGCTTGAAGACCGAGACGTACGATGTGACCCTTTTCAACCTCGCAGAGCAGTACAGACTTTGTCTGCGCTCCAAAGCTAAGCTAAAAGTGTTTTGGGTGCTGGCTGCAGAAGCCGAGTACAAAAACCCTGCGGTACCCCTGGCCGGATTGCAGCAACCAGGACTAACTTACTTTGCAAATTCTAGGTACGTCGAGCAGTACATAAAAAAGCACACCAAAACTAAGCAAGAGATTCCGATTATTCCAGGGGGGATCAACACAGAACACTTTCGACACGATCCGACAGTGCCAAAAGACTTCGATGTGTTGTACTACGGTAGTCCTCGCCCTTGGAAGGGTACACACTTGGTTGAGGGAGCACTTTTAGGAAAATCAGTAAAGCTACTAAAAATGCACGGGCTAAACACACCACAAGAAAAAATGTGGCATCTGTACAACAGAAGCACGCTTTTTGTGTCGGCATGCCAGGTAGAGGGATTTAATTTTCCGATCCTCGAAGCGATGAGTTGTGGGTGCCCGGTGGTGTGTACTGACGACGGGGGAAGCCGAGACTTTGTAAGGAACAACCGCAACGCCGTAGTTGTCCCCAGAAGCCCTCAAGGGATTTGGAAAGGGGTTGCTAAGCTTTTGGCAGACAAGTCGCTTAGACGGGCTCTAAAAGCGCATGGGCTCAAAACAGCGCAGCACCCTAAATTCAAGTGGCAGAACGTTGTGGATCGGTTCGAGCAATCACTTACTAAGTTTTTGGAGTAGCCTATGAAAGCTTTTTTGTTGCTGTGCATTTTCTTTTTTTGCTGTTCCGAGAGCCCGGAAGAAAGAAGAACAAAACCCCTTAGTGAGTTTCCGTATGAATTAGAGGTTTATTGCATCGATGGGTACGAATACTTTCTGATCAAAAGGTCGGCGGATGTTTTTCCGAGATTCCATGAAGGTTATCCGAAACGATGCTCAAAATACACGCTAAAAAAATAAATCTGTTTGTCGCAGACAGTCTGAGAGTAGCAAGAGCCCTAAAAGAAAATTCAGTAGACGCAATTGTGACGGATCCTCCATACGTGGGAAATACGTGATCAAATGCAATGGGTGTACTCCTCGGGTTTTCCTAAGTCCTTGAACGTGTCTAAAGCGCTAGCCAAGAAAAAAAGCCCACGAGCAGAACAGTACGATGGAATACAAAAAAGACGGTCGTTGGCCAGCTAACTTTTTGCACGACGGTAGCAAAGAGGTAAAAGAATTATTCCCGGACGCGAAGGGCGGGACGTGGAACAGAACCCAAGGTGCACGGCATTTCAACAACAATGGCGATCCGACTAATTACGAAACCTCAAAAACAGATACCTCGATAGGGTCTGCTGCCAGGTTTTTTTATGCAGCGAAAGCGTCGAAAAAAGAACGTGGAGAAATAAACACCCACCCGACAGTCAAGCCTCTAGCACTGGTTGATTATTTAGTTCGGTTGGTGTCTCCTCCTAACGCAATTGTATTTGATCCGTTTTTGGGTTCCGGGACAACAGCACTAGCGGCTTTGAAAAATGGTCACAGAGTTATCGGAGTTGACCTAGAAAAAAGCTACCTCAAAATAGCGGTAGCGCGGTTGAAAAAAGAATTCCCAAATTTGAGGTTTGAAAAACTTACTTGATAGGGCAAAAGGGCTTTTTGAAAAACAGTAAATTAGCCTTGACAGCGTTTTTGAAAAACAGTAAAATTTTATCTTAGATTTGGTCTGTGGAATCCTTGCCGAAGCAGCAATTGGGCCTCAATATCTACCGAAGGTTGGCACGCCGGAGGGTAGTGCGCGGCTCCTCCTGCTGTTTAAGTAGGCTTGTCTGTGCCAGACCCAAAGACACGTGGTTTGATCAACCGCCTCTGTATTTGGGCGATTTTACAGGCCAAGTTTTTTCCTTTCTGCTAAACTCCCCCGCAAACTAATCCCGGTACAACCCACCTAAGGGAGAAAAAATGTACCTGTGGTTTTACAATAAGACCGAAAGAAGCGTGGATAAGGATTCACTAATCTTTCAGGTACTGCGAGAAACGCAAGGATACGAACCAGAGGTAATTACCTTGGAAAAATACCAAACCGACGACTTCGAAGTAGACCCTGAATCAGATATTATTTTTCGTATCCTAGACAGCTTAGATAAACGCTACCGCGTGTGCGAAGAGGATGTTACGCTGTCTAACGACACGAAGGACTACGCAGCTAAGTTAGCCGATACCCTAAAGTATGAGTGGCTACCTTTTTACGCAAAGCCTGTAGAGGTTGAGGAAATTAATGTTGAGGCTTGGTTGGTGGATAAGGGGAACGAATGAAATACCTCGTGGATGTTACCCTGCACAAGTTCTAATAGCGCCTAATGACATCAAATGGAAGACGGCTTTGATGTTGAAACAGAAGACGTTCGAGAAAAGCAACCGATCGATGTCGAATAACGAAAAACTAGTTCAAGGGTGGTACGACTTTCAGAAAAGATTAGTCAAAACAACCAACCAAATGCTTAGTGTGTTGCAGGTAGAACCTTCTGAGAGCACCGAGGATACAAGTACAAAGTACGTCAACCAGTCTTCGATCGATTACAAAAGGCTAACTAAGGCTTGGAAAAAGTTGTTGAGGAAGACTTACAGGAAGGTCTTACATGAACGTAGAAGAATCAACAACGTGGTCTGCTAGGAATTCCCAAGACACCCGATCCAAGTTCACGCAAATCGGCACCACGCAAAAAAAAATAGTCTCTCTAGGTTTGGCTAACATATTCATTTTTAGTATATTCGAAGACTTGGCTTCATACCTTCTACGGATTGCAAGCAATCCTCCAGTCCACCTTGTCAACGAGTACATAGCTCTGCAGCGCTACATACCTGAATAGCGAGTTTTTCGGTCACTCGAAACCGCTAGAGAGACTAATTTTTTGGCCTCGCGTTCGATAAATTCGTTCAGAGCCTTTTTCGCTTCTTCGAGGTAATATTCGGGATGTTCCTCGATGAACCTTTTTGCAACCTCGGTAAGGGCAACGTCATAACCGCCAGGACATCAATTGCTCGAATTCGCATCTGCGTCTCCTGTGGCTTACCCTAACGTACGTCTTTTTTCGTATCCTTAGTTAATACCTAGCCTCCTAGCTAAAACTAAGGTTTTTGGGTAAATGCTATTCAATCCCCGAGGAGCTTATGGAAAAGGCCCATTGTATCGTGAACCTAATCTCAGAACATGATCTTGACGATGAATGCATTTTGAAAGAACTAAACCTTTTAGACGCAGAATTGCTGGTACGCAAATTTGAGCCTCAAGGAATGTCCGCCATCTTACTAGACGACCACAAGCACATTACGATCCACACGTGGCCTGAGAACAAAGCGGCGTGCCTTGATATCTACGGGTTTGAAAATCCCGAGGTTATTTTGGCTAAACTAATTTTGTTGTACAAACCGACTTATTTCGAGTCACGTTCTGTAATTAGGGGGTCGTGTGAAAGTTCAAGTTGATTTTCTTGATCTCGGTGCTGGTCACGGGGGTAGTTACAAAATCGCGAAGCACAAGTTTGGGGGCAAGGTTGGTTTGTGCATCGACAAGAATCCTGAACGTGTCAAATTGCTAAAAGATGCAGGTTACGTTGCAGCGTGCCTTCCTATTCAGCAACTAGACAAGCTACAGGGCACTGTGCGCTTTTCGATGGCTTGCCACGTCTTAGAACACCTTCCTAGCTACGAAGACGTTTACACGGCTCTAAAAACGGCTTGCAAGAAGAGCCGGGAATTTGTTTACGTCGAAGGACCTAGTTTCGACTTCGACGACTACTTGGAGCAGAAGGGAACTAAGTTTTATTGGAGAGATGGATGCGGTCACAAAACAAGGGTCACCACAAGCTTTTTGCAAGCTTGCGCCGCAAGCCTAAAACTGCCGTACTCTTTGCTTATCGAAAAGCCCCTGCTAAACAGTACCGACTCACAGGACATCATACCCTTGGATGCTGCCTCGAACTCCTATTGCGAGGCATTGAACTCTATGTGCGATCTGTACATAAAAGAAGGAGCCAAGCCTCGTAAGCCTCTGTGCCCTCCGATTTACCGATCCTTTGTCTATGTGCTTTGGGTGGGAAAACCCTGTAAACAAGTACTAAAAGCCCGACCTAAGTTTTACCCCTATGCAGGATACGGAGCGTAACGTGAAAGCATCTGACTTTGTGTTTGTGGGAGATCGGGGGGAGCACGCTTTTCGAATCAATGACATCGTGGCTTTTTGGGAAGAGCCTGACGCCGTGGTTGTTATTCTCAAGTCGGTAGGTGCACCTATTCGGTTCAAAGATCTTTCTTACGTTGAACTGCAATCAGAACTTCTCAAAAGCTGTTGTTAGGAGATCCCTATGCCTTGCCCTCAAGAGTGTCCTTTGTTTTCTGAGTGGAAGTGCACTAAGGAAGAAAACAGTAAGTTACGAAAAAAAGTAATCAAGTTAGAAGCACGGTTGTCTCGCAAAGAAATTGAGCTTATTCAGTCTAGGTCCGAGATTAGAGAGCGGAAAGACAAAGAAATGTTAGAAATTAGAAATACGGAAAGAGAAGTGTTGCGAGAACTGGTTGATCGTCTTTACGACGAGCGGGGGGTGCGGGTTCTCTCAGCGAGCCTAAAAAAACAGATCGAAAAGCTTGCCCACTATCAAGCAATCTCAAATTCGTACCAGCAAGCAATACTAAACACGAGTCGCAAAAATGGCTAAGCGAATTCTTTGTGCTGAGTGCGTCTACATAAAACTCTGCAAGGATTGTGAGCACAAAGAGTTCTGTCGCCCAACTGGAATAGAAGAGGGGCAGGGTTGCTGTACCCACCTATTAGGGATGGTGGGTTGTTGGTGTCCCTTAGGCTACGGTTGCGAGGAAGGAGAACCAAGGCTATGGGAAAACCTAAAATGATTGAAGTGCCTGCAGTAGCTTGGATGTGGCGTCCGGAGATAAGTGCCAATATTTTGTTTGCTAGGCTCAAATGCGTGGCTAACAACTACGATTTTGTTCCTTCAAACCCAAGAGTTGTTTTTTATTCTAAGCCCCACCAGGCTAAGAACATTCCTAAGACAGCCAAGAAGGTTTGGATTCCTGTTGAGAACCACGGTCCGAATCTCAAGCAGGCTGACTACTCGTTTACGTTTTTCTACCCCGAAGACGTGGACAACAACCCGAGGCATTATCGGTTGCCAAACTATGCCAGGATTGGAGCCGGTCCTGATTTGATCAAACCTCCCCACTACAACCCCGAAAAAATCCTAGCTAGCAAAACTAAGTTTTGCGCGTTTGTTTACTCAAACCCTGAACCTAATCGAATGAGGTTCTTTGAACTGTTGTCACGCTACAAGCGCGTAGACGCCCCTGGGGCGGTTTGTAACAACATGGCTCCTTTGGGTGGGGCAACCCGACAAAACCTCAGACACCACCTTAGACGCCGTCTGTACCGTAAGTTTGATGAGGTGGTGGAGTTCTACCGGCAGTACAAGTTTGTCATTGCCTTCGAGAACGAACGAGATAACAGGTACACCTCCGAAAAACTTTATCTTGCCATGCTCGCTGGCTGCATTCCGATTTATTGGGGCAACACTCAAGTTCACCGCGATTTTAACCCCAAGAGCTTTATTAATTTCGATGGCAGCTTTGCCGCGTTGGTGGATAAGGTTGAGGCTGTTGACAAGGATCCTAACAAATACTTAGCTAAGCTTAGGCAACCCTGGCTTCCCAACAACACGTACACCGATTGGGTCGACCCCGAAAAGATTAGAAAACAATTTGATAAGATCCTACTGCAACCCAAATAGAAAGGGACCCAAAAATGGATATTAGCCTTGTCCAGTTATTCAGTATTGCGGAAGGGTGCTTCTGGGTTCCAGAATTTCTTGTTCGGGATGACGATGTTTTGTGGAGTTCCCTAAAATGAATTGCTACTTAGTAGAACTCAAAACAACGAACGCATTGAAAAGCACCGCTGAAGTAGATGGCGACTACATCGACGTGCAGGACGGACACATTTACTGTCTTGCTAAAAATCTGGAAGAGGTTGCCGAGTATTTTCCGGAAGCGCTTTTTGTTAAAAAGGTGGGCCTGGGTTACATTCCGCCAACGGAGGATGCGTAAATGGGATCGTACTGCCAACAATGTATGAAAGACGTGTATCCGGATTTAGACCAACCAAATGACTTTGTGGGGCTGGTTGAACATGGCTACTTAGCTTCTGTCCTTTGTGAGGGTTGTGGGCTAACCTTAGTGAACTCAAAAGGTGAGTGTGTTGGTCCTTGTTTGAACAAGGGGCACAACAAGCAGGTTTCGATTACTGGTCTGAAAACCGTACAAACAAAGCTATTGAGGAGGTAGCCTTGCTCTCGGTCATAATTCCCATCACAGGGAAAAACAGGCAAGAGCACGCGCAAACGTGCATCCATTTTCTTAGGCAAAGCAGAAACGTCGAATACGAGATTATTCTTGTCGAACAAATCAATGCTTTGTTAGGCGGGTTAAGAACAGGTGGACCGTACTACCAGGATCTTCCAGTCGACAAGTACATTCAAATCGAAGGCCCTGGAGAAAACCACTTCAACCAACCCTGGATGGCCAACGTCGGGGCGAAGATTGCCAACGGCGAACGTTACTTGTTTTACGACATCGATTTGGTGTGTTCGGAGACGTATCTTCAAGCAGTAAGAAATTTTAGAGCGCCTTACTTTATTGCGTGGAGTACGATGCTGGCTATGGATGCAAAAGCTTCTGCAGAAGTAATGCAGACGAAGAAGCTTGAACGTAAGCACTTAGAAAAGGCTGAACGTCAGAAGTCGGGAACACTTTTGTTCGCAGGGTATTCCGTAGCAGCCAACGCTAAGTTTTTTTGGGATCGCCTCGGTGGGTACAACGAAAACTACTTGGGGTGGGGCGGTAACGACAATGACATCGCTTGGCGAGCTAAGCACATTTTAGGTAAAGAGCATAAGTTTGATCACAAGCTCTACCACCTGTGGCACGCAAAAGGCTACTCGAAGTTTTTGTTGTGGCACCGTAGAAGTATTTGGGAGACGACGAGAAAACACCCTTACGAGGTAACTAAGCGATTGAAGCAAGCTAATCTCGGAAGACAGAAGGAGCCGACGTTTATTCCTTTGAAGGATATTTGGGTAGATGCCAAAGCAGAGCGGATGAAAAGGAAGGCTTTGCAGAAGTAAATTTCATTTGTTGGAGGTTGCTATGAAAAAGACAGCAAGGTGGCTAAGGAAAACCAGGAAGAACGCGGCTAAGATGCACAAGTTTTGGGTTAAGCGCGGCAAACACGGCTTGTGGCACCGAAGAGATCTGAATTGGAGCTGGCGAGGTACTGCGGGCAGATGATTTAGCAGTCGATCGCTTTCTGCAACTTTTTCCTGAATGGCGTGAGATCACACCAAAGGAGATTAGAGGTGCCTAAATACTACTCCCAAAACGGCGAAGACAAAATTCTTTGGTCGGTGTTTGATCCTGGCTACAAGGGGTTTTTTGTGGATGTGGGGGCGCTTGACGGTAAGCGCTTTTCTAACTCCTACAGCTTCGAGCAGGCTGGTTGGCAAGGGCTCTGCGTCGAGGTGCACCCGGCCTACGCAGAACTCGTAAAAAAGAATCGGCCTAAGTCAGTGGTGTTTTCAGGCGCGTGTTGTGAGTGTGATCAAGAAGAGATGGATTTCTACTTGAACGAGCTTGGAACGCTTAGCACGATCGATCCGAGCATGGGCGAGTACTTCAAAAAAGCTTATCCCAAAGCTTTTCGGGGGTACAAGAAAGTAAAGGTTCCCGCAAGGTGTTTGAACACTCTTCTTACCGAAGCTCAAGTTCCTAAGGTCGATATGGTAACGATCGACGTGGAGGGTGCAGAACTAAGAGTGCTGAAGGGGTTTGACCTTAGAAAGTACGCCCCCAGCATTATCGTTTGCGAGGCAATCGACCGGGAAAAAGAAATCGAGCTGGAGGTCTACCTAAAGACTTTTGGCTACCATCGAGCACGAAAGCTTGCAAACAACCTTTTCTTTACCCCCGCACGATTCGTCGATAAGGTTCACAACGCCGCAAATATTCCACGAGCGCAGCTTATCCACACCGACCACCCCTGCAACGATCTCAAGAAGGCAGGAAAGTTGTGAACAGAAAAATTTATCCCCCGGTAGGCTTCCACGGCGATTACTACCTAATGCAAGGTGCCGCGTACCTGCTCAAGAATACGCTAGTGTTTGTGGAGACAGGAACTAATATCGGGGCCACCTTGCACTACGTAGCAGGCAACCACCCTTCTTTGCTTTGCTACAGTTGTGAAGCGGACGAAAAGCAGTTTGCCAGAGCTAAGCAAAATTGTGCTGGGATGAACAATGTTCGGTTGTACCATGCCACAAGTCAACAGTTCCTTCCTAAGCTCCTGCCAAAGTTGGACGTGTATAGTGCTGTCTTTTGGTTAGACGCGCACGGCAGGGGCTTTCAATGGCCTTTGAGAGACGAAGTAAGAATGATTTGCAAGCACGTTGGTGATCGTTCTTGGTTTATCCTCATCGACGATTTTCAGGTGCCTGGTAAAAAGCAATTTCAGTTCGACCGGTACAACAACCAGGTTTGCTCCTACGCTTACATCAAAGATTGTTGTACGGTACCGCACACTGTTGTTTATCCGAGTTACGAAGAAAAGACCAGTCCCTACCATCCTTTGGTGGGCTGGGGTCTGTTGGAACTGAATAAAACCGAAAGCCCCTTTGTTCGTAAATTCCCTTCTTGGTCGAGACAGGCGTGAATGAGCTGGCATTATTTGCAGGGGCAGGAGGCGGCTTGCTGGCCTCACACTTGCTTGGATGGCGCACCGTCTGCGCTGTCGAGCTTGATCCCTACTGCCAGCAGATATTGCTCGGCAGACAGCGAGATGGGTGCTTGCCCCGATTCCCAATATGGGACGACGTTCGCACGTTCGACGGGCGCTCCTGGCGCGGACACGTTGATGTCATTAGCGGAGGATTCCCATGCCAGGATATCAGTGCGGCGGGTCAAGGTGCTGGAATTACCGGATCACGTTCTGGGCTTGTCTACGAAATGCTCAGAATTGTTGATGAAGTGCGGCCTACGTTTGTGTTCACGGAAAACAGTCCGCACCTACGTACCAAGGGGTTGGCCACAATCGTCGAGAGATTTATCAGCATGGGGTATGTGGGACGGGTCGGGGTATTGGGAGCTGGGGACATCGGTGCGAACCATGAGCGAAGACGAATGTGGATCGTTGCCGTGTCCAGTGAGTGGATTGGAAATGCTGCCAACCTTGACAGTATGCGGAGACTACAACAAGAAAGGGGCGTCCTCCAGGTCGGGCAATGGTTTGGCTACGGTGCTGAACAAATTGCCAACACCAACAGCAAGTCTCTACGGCAGCAACAAGGGAGGTGTGAAGTCACTGACTGGTGGCGTCTACCCCGCTTTGCGCGAGTGGATGATGGGGTGGCCAATCGGATGGACCGCGTCAAAGCCACTGGAAATGGGCAGGTTCCGGGAGTGGCTGCGATCGCATGGTCTGTTCTCACAAGCGATTTCGCAAGACCCGATCGAAAAAGCACTCGATCCAGTTGAGCGTGCGTACGAAAGAAAAAGACATGAAAACAAGAGTCCGCACCGACGTTCGCAATATGTGGAGCAAGCAACTTACCGCCAACAGGTTCTTCCGAAAAATGACATACCTCTTCGATCACTTCGAGTTTATTCACGATCGGGCTAACCCAACACATGTCTTGTCTGGGCAGGGGATCAAAGGAAGAACAAATTACACCAGGATATTTTTCAACAACGAGAACGTAAGGCCGGACACAAAAAATTGTGATTGGTGCATGGGCACTGACTACGAAGATGAGATTCAAAAGCCGCATTACTTTCGGGTGCCGAACTACGTCAAGAATGGTGCAGGACAAGACCTAATCAAACCCAAGGATTACGACCCCGAAAAAATCCTAGCTAGCAAAACTAAGTTTTGTGCATTCGTCTACGCCCACAACATTACAATTCGAAATCAAATGTTCGATGTTTTGAACAAGTACAAGCGAGTCGATTCGCCGGGTAACTGCAGGAACAATGCAAAACCGATCGGTGGGTACAAAGACCCGCACAGCAGCAGGCACAGCAGTCCAAACTTTTTTCAGGAAAAAATAGACTACCTCAAACCGTACAAGTTTGTCATCTCCTTTGAGAACAGTGCTTACCCCGGTTACACAACCGAGAAGATCTACCATGCGATGCTAGCTAATGCGATTCCTATTTATTGGGGTAATCCTGAGGTGTGCAGAGACTTCAACGGAGATAGTTTTGTTCACCCCTACCACAAGGGCATTAGCGGATACTCGTCAGTACTGAGGGCACTGCTAGATCAGGTAGCTTTTTTGGACAGCAACGACGAGGCTTATTTGAAAATGCTTGCACAACCGTGGTTGCCCAACAACCAACATACGCGGTGGACGCACCCGCAAACAATAATTTCTAGCTTCAAAAAGGTTTTCTCAAAATGAAAAACGTCGTGGTTCTCGGGTCCGGTAGAAGTGGAAGCAGCCTACTGGCGGGGCTTATGAACAAAACGCATTGGCACGGCGACAATCTTATTCCGCCGAGCCCTGCTAATCCGAAAGGCTTCTTCGAGGATTCTACGGTCAACCACGAGATCAATGAGGGGATACTGAAGCAAACAACGCAAAGACAGGTACCGAGGGGGCATTGGTGGTTAAAAAGATTAGCTCCAGGTACGCCGCTGTACTCGACTTATCAACAGCGGGTGCTGATTAGAAAGTACCTGCAACCAAGACCCAAACCGTTTTGTTTGAAGGACCCCCGGCTTTCGTACACATTTCCTACCTGGGACGCCTATCTTCCCTCCAACACCGTTGTTTTGGTCGTCTTTCGAAACCCTGGAATTACGGTTTCTAGTATGCGGCAGGAGATAAGAAAAGCTAAGTACCTAGCAAACTACAAACACGACGCCTCTTACTTGTTTGGTGTGTGGGAAGACATGTACCTAAACATCTTAAACCACTATGCCGACAGTACACGCCCTTGGAAGTTTATCTCCTTTGACGAGATACTGACGAAGGCGGGAATCGAAAAAGTGGTTGATGCCGTTATTGCCGATGTTGATCGAAAATTTCCTGACGTAAAACTAAAACGGTCTAAGCCAATGCGCTATCCTGAAAACCTCTTACCGTTGTACAACAAGCTCCAGGAGCTTAGTAAAAAATGAAAATCGTTCTGGTGGGAAGTCGTTTGGGGAGGATGGGCACTAGTGCAACGATGGGGTTGCTTAAGATCCACGGCTGCGACGTTGGAAAAAGTCTTACGGGTAAAAGTCCGATGAACCCAAAAGGCTACTTTGAGCTAAGGTCTTTTCGAGAATTCCAGCGCAACGTTTGGGGAATGTTCTACGGAGACAACCTGCAGTACGTTCCTGAGATAAGTAACTTGAGAACGGTGGCGAAGAGACATACCGACGAATTCAAAAAAATACTCGAAAAGGAATTTGCGAAAAACTTAGTTGCGTTCAAGGCCCAGCGATACCTTCACTTAGCTTTTCTCGCAGGCGTGCCTGACGTTGAAGTGTACGTGTTGTGTATGCAGCGCGACATCGATGCGCAAGCCAAGAGCACGCAGAGAATGTGGAAAGGCTCTAGGAACCCCGTGGAGCGCGATGCAAGCCTTCCAACTATCAAAACCCATATCAGAGCATGGGCAGAGCACGAGAAGCGTGTGAGGGCTCACTACGGCTTTGCTAAGTACATGGACTTGGAGTTCAAGAAATTGTTCACTAAGCCGTGGAAGACCTACAAGCAGATTTGTAAGTTCATCGAGGAAAAACCAACGCTCAATAAACGACAGGTTGAGACGTGGATTGACCCTAAACTGGTCCACTGGAAAAAATGATCATTTCCAACACCAAAAAATTTGTTTTTGTCCACATCCCGAAAACTGGTGGGACCAGTATCAAAAAGGTTTTGGGCAAGCACGCAACCGTCGGGGTCTACCAACACAATCCGCCACCGGGGGTAGCTAAGCAAGCAAATCCTAGACTGTGGAAGCACGCCCCCGCCAGAGACCTTAGGCAACACATGGGGTATGCCTCCTGGGCAGAGATGTTTAGCTTTGGGATAGTGAGGAACCCATTTGATTGGATGGTCTCTGCTTATTTTTACATCCGAAAAGACACCCACGATCCAAGACATCAAATTGCTAACAAGCTAGGCTTTCCTGAATTTGTAGAGTGGTTCGAAAAATCAAATCCCTACCGGCACCCGATTCGCAACGGTCAATGGTGGTATTTGTCGGACCGTGCCGGAAATCAAATCGTAAGTAAGTATTACAAGCTCGAAGAAATCGGAAGTGCGTGGAAATCGATCTCAGTAAAGGTTCAGGTAAACTCTTTTCTACCGCACACCAACAAAACCTCCCATCGAGATTACCGGTCCTACTACACCCCTCGTTCAGTAAGCTTGGTCGCAGGAATGTTCTCAGACGACTTTAAAAGGTTTGGGTACACATGGACCTAACTGTTGTTATAGCGGTAAAAGACCGCACCGAAAACTTAGCTTACTGCGAACACTCGATTGCTTATTGCGATCCTAAGCCCCGGCTAATTGTTGTCGACTTTGGATCTGCAAAGCCAGTTAGGTTGCAGACAGAAGGAAAAGTAATTCGTGTGGTGCGTGACACGGCTTTGTTCCACAAAGCACGCGCGTTGAATATTGGGATTAAGGCAGTGCAGACCCCTTACACTTTGATCACAGACGTAGACCAAATTTTCCAACCTAACTTTTTTCATAAAGTAATGCAGAACATTGAACATGGGTTCGTAAGGTGCTTGACGGACTTTGCGGATTCACCTCCGAAGTTTGATCCCCACCAGTTTAATTGGAAGAAGTATCGACAGTACCGCAACACCGTACTAGCAACGGCTACGAAGAAACCGCACGGCGTAGGAAATTGTCAGGGAGTCAAAACCAGTTGGTTGCACTACGTCAAAGGGTTTGACGAGACTTATCGAGGTTGGGGATACGAAGACAAAGATCTAAACCTGAGAGCCAAATTAGCCGCGTGGAAGATGATGCACATGGATGATACAAGTATGATCCATCTTCCGCACGCAAGAAACCCAGGATACTTTCGAAATGATCTGATCCTAAAAAACAAGGCACGTTTTTTAGGCAAGCGAGATAACAAAGGTCCAATCGTAAACGCGCAAAGAAAATGGGGTGAATTGTGAAGGTAAAAGCTATCAAACGGAGCCTTTCCTAATGCCAACGATTGAAGACACGACAGCGCTGCTAAATGAAGCCCTGCAATTGGACCAAGGAGGGATTAGTAAGCTTTTTGAAAAAGAAGTGTGGTGTAACGAAGGGATCGTAAACCACCCTACAATTCAATGCAAGGTTCCCCACTGGTCTTCAGGAAAAGGGTTTGTAGGTGTGTTGGGTGTTCTTAATGGAATTTTTTATTCCGAGGGAAAAATCATTGTGGCCCATCGGCGTGTTACGTGCCCCAGCAATTGTGACTTCACAGAGGTCTATGACAACGTATGCCCTGTTTGCGGATCTCCTGTAAAAAAAGGGGAGATCGAAAAGTTTGAAGTTGTAAAACTAAATCCCCCTGGGTGACTCCTTTAGAAAAAGAGCAACCCGCGACATCCAGTTAGGAAGATCAGGACAGTCATCTAGCGTGCTGCAAATTGGACGAGGAGCCCGTGTTTGATACTCCCCCGGTATTGCGCACGAGACACCTAATTTATCCCCTAGAAAGGACGCCAATTCAAACGGGCAAAATGTTTCACTGTTGGTAATGTGAAAAGTCCCTTGCTCGTTTTTCTGTATCAGCTTCCATGTCTCTTTGACTAAGTCCGGTGCGTAAGTCATTTTGCTTATGGGGCGGGTGGCGATTATTGGTTTTCCGCCTCGATTGTGTTCGTGCTCCAAAAGATCTTTTAGCTTGTGCACAATGTTGGGTGTGCGAGCATGCCCAAAAACAAAGGACGTGCGAACAATAAGATGATTTTTTAGGTTGCTCCTTACCCTTTCCTCGCCCCACGCTTTTGTTAGTCCGTAGAAGTTGATAGGGTTGACAGGGGCATCACAACTAAATGTGGCTGTAGGGTCGTTACTTGAAAAGACAAAGTCCGACGAGAAATGGATTAGCTTTCCACCGCGCCGTTTGCACAGGGCCGCAAGGGTTGCGGGAGCTTCAGAATTAATGTTTTTTGCTAACTCTTGATTCTCTTCAGCGCCGTCGACGAAGTTGTAAGCGGCGCAGTTGATGACGGTGCATCCGGGGTAGGGGGCCATAATCTCAGCGGTCTGAGGCTCGTTTGTGATGTCCCAGGCTCTGTGCCCAAAAGCTTTGAAACTAATCTCCTTGCGACAAAATAAGCTAACAAAGGCTCTTCCAAGTTGTCCTTCCGCGCCGGTGATTAAGTACATAAGATCTCCTATGTCTAAAATAGAGGTAAACAAAAAGGAGGATTCAGTGAATACCATACTTGAAATGCTGGGTGGTAAAAAGTTTAGTTGGGCTTTGTTGTGTCTTATCTTGTCAACCGTGCTGCTCATTTTGGGAAAGGTAGATCAAGACATTTGGGAGACAGTCCTTATTTTCCTAACCTCTGCGATGATTCTTGGCCACACTGCGACGGATATTGCGATAATCGCAAAGGGAGGAGCCAAGAAGAAGGAGTAACATGCTTACTGCAGAACACGAACCTTCTGATATTTTCTCCAGCCTAGACACGTTTATCGAAGGCACCAAAGGCGAGAACAAGCACGTCACACAAGGGCGTGTTAGGTTGCCAGTTGCGCCTAATCCAATCGTGTTTATCGAAAGCCCTGACTTTTTATCTGGTCCCAACCCTCTCTTCCCCGAGCAGTACAAAATGACTCGCGACGTGTTTGAACTGCTCTGCCCTAAGTGCAACGACTTGGTTAGGATCCACACCCAGGATGATATTCCAAGGGACGAGCAAATTTTGTTTGAGTGGGGGCGTTGTCCGGTTTGCAAACAAACGAAAGCAGACTTTAAGGAGGGTACGTTTCGCTTCTTCGATACGGTCAACGGTGTGGTGGGGATGCGTGCCGGAAAGAGCGCATGGGCAGCGTCTGTAGCCGCTGCGTTGCTTCACTACGCACTAACCTACGAACGTATGTCCCAGGAGCTTGGAATTTTTCGTGCGCAGCGTTTAGACGCAAGCTTCGCTGCTGCAGCCGGGGAACAGGCTCAAGAGACCGTGTATGGGCAATTTAGAAGCATGTATAGCGAAAGCCCTTGGTTCCAGCAGTACAAGCAAGAGTTGATGCGTGTGGAGTTAGCAGAGCCAAACCTTAGGCGTGGTGACCTCTACCAAGAAAGCACACGTGTCGTTTATTGGAAAGACGCACAGATCAAGGCTGAATCCATTCCTGCTAACTCGGCAACCCAGGCTGGTAGAACGCGGTTGTTTGCGATTGTCGATGAGCTTAGTCGTATGGACGCGGGCAACGCTAAGCAATCCGCTACCGAGGTGTATCGAGTAATGGAGCGCTCTTTGAGGACGGTGCGTTCTGCGATCGATAAAATAAGAAAAAACGAAAACCGACACGACTTGCTTGCGGGTTTTATGGTTAGCATTAGCTCGCCGCTGTTCTCTACCGACAAAAGCATGAACTTGTTGAAGCAGGCAAAGGTTGTAAAAAGAATGTTCACCTTTCACAAAGCGACGTGGGAGTTTAACCCAACGATTACCAGAGAAGAGCTAAACGAGGAGTACGCCAAAGATCCTTTGGGAGCCGAACGAGATTACGGTGCTAACCCACCGGGGGCTGAAAGCCCTTTCGTAGAAGACCCAGACATTATCGAGGCGGCGATCGATCCGACTAAGCAAAATATGTTCACCTACCGCGAAGAGTTTTTCAAAAAACACATTAGCACTAAGCTTATTGAGAAGACTTACCACTATGTTCGTTTGCTTGTCTCCAGAATCGATTTTAACCATCTCTACACCTACTACGTTCATTGCGACCCCGGTGAGGCAGGAGATAGCTTTTGTTTAGCTATCGGTCACAATGAGGAGAGCATAAAACGCATTGACGGTGCGTTGGAGATTAGGCCGATCAGGGCTGATAACAAAATGGGACTACCACCGCATACGGTTTATTTTCCCGCCGTAACCGAGATCATTTTGATGCTCAACGATACGCTAAGTTTAGGGGCAGTCGGATATGACCGGTGGAATAGCACCGAGCAGATTCAGCGCTTGCTCGATAGCAACGTGCACGCTTTCAAGGCAAACCTTACCAGAGACGAGCACGTTGACTTTTTGGCGGACGTCAGAAACCGAAGTTGCTTACTTCCGACAAGAGAGCACGCCACCGCAGATCCTGCGGAGTCGCGGTGTATGCCGTGTGCAAAAGCGTTGTGGGAGTTAGCTACCTTAGAAGACACAGGAACTAAAGTTGACCACCCCAAGAACGGATCGAACGATATGATCCAGTGCTACGTGGGGGTTCACCGGATGCTTACTAAAAACTTAGGCACGCTGTCTAACCGCAAAAACGTTAGGCGTGCTAGACCTATGAGACCAAGAAGTCATCGCATGCGACGTTAGTTTACAGCGTAGTTGAGTTTTGCTAGATACTAAGTTTCAACGGGAGGCCCCAAAAAATGTTCAAAGTAAAAAACACCATGCCCGGATCCTTGTCGTTTGGCGTCGAAAACGGATCCACGACGATCGGACGAAGCGGAACCCTGGATCTCGATAAATTCTGCTCTAGGGAATTTCTTAAGTCCTCAGACGAAATTCAAAGATTGCTTCGAGGGGGAGCATTGGTTTTGGTCTTTGATTCTGAGGCCAAGCTTCCCAAAAAGAACTTGAAGGCCAAACCCAAGAAGGTACCGCCCAGAAACTTGGCTCCTCGAATCCCTCCTGCCGCTGAGAAGCCGTTGGTGGTGGAATTGAACCCCGAGCCTGTCCCCGTTGTTGAGAAGGCTCAGGAGGCCCCTAAAAAGGTCGAGGAGCTTGTAGCGAAAACTAAGTTCGATTTGCCCGTTGTGGAGGATCCGATTGAATCGGCCATCGCTGCTAAGTCGGAATTTCCCAAAATCGAAGAAGTAGAAAAATTACTTCTGAACGATCTGAAGGAACTAGCCGGGCGTTTGGGGATTGCTACCCACTACCGGCTGAAGTCCGAAATTTTGGACGACGTACTCAATGAGTACGAGGAGAGAGGATTGGAGTAATGAAAATCTCGGCGCAAGACGTTTTCGGCGATTCGATTTCTGTTGCCACGCCTAGTGACTTAGATTCTGTCTTGGATATGACGATAGACGATGCTCTTACGTTAGCTTTGGCAAAGAGTGTTGACAAGCGTCTTGATTCAGAGTGGTACGAAACCATTCTTACTAAGTTGGGGGAGACAGAACAAGACGCTTTTACGATGGGTCTTGCGTCGGCTGAGATCAGAGTTCAAGACAATTTGAACAGCTCGCAGACAGAAACAGACGAAGCGATCTTGGAGTTGGTAAGCTACGTCAACGAGCACGGTAGTCTTGACGAAAGCTTCTATGACGACTTGCTGAAAAGTAAGTCCGCCTCTATTGCCGCGCAAATCAACAATTGGATCTTGCTACACGGGTTGCCTTTGGGTGAAAGCAAAACGGCTTTGCAGGCACTTCCAAAACAAAAGATGCCTTCTCGCAATGAGACTTCCGAATACCAGAAGGAAGTAAAGCGTAAGGTGAAAAACCCAAACGTCAAAAACGAAATGCCTAAAAAGTCTAGTGCAGATCATCCTGTTCTAGAGCAGGTGAAAAACCTAAAAATTTGGGATGAGCTTCCTGAGGGCTGGTACGTCCACGGTAGGGCGAGTAGGCAAGATTTAGAAACTGGTATGCACATTTACGGTACTGTTGATTGGGCTGTAGCAGAGCAGTACGCAGGTGATGACGGGTCAGTTTGGGTGTTCACTCCTATTGTAGACCCGATCGATATGCGTACGGAAGCTGCCCAAAACGAGCTTGCGAAAACTATTGAGAAAGACTACCTCAAAGGAGGAGTGACTACTGAATATGTAGAACACTCCCTTAATGAGTTAGGTTATGCTGTAGACGATCCAAGCCCTGACGAACTTTCCGAGGCGTTTGAGTTGTTAGCTGCGGAATTTAACCCTTCGGACATTGTTAATCATGCAGAGGCGCACGATAACCCGGAGTTGTCCTATTGGTTTGCGGAAACTTATAATCATCCTATTGTGCTGACAGAAGATGGGATTGTTGTGTACGACTTAGAAAGCATAGCTGCTAAAAGGGTTGAGGAAGAACACGAAGACGAAATTACCGCTGCACAAGACTCTTGGTGGGAGGATGACGAAAATGATTCCGACACCGAGGAAAATGAAAACACTAGCGAAGAGGACAGCGATGAAACCGCTGCTAGTTTGCGCAATCCGAATCTGTCTGTGCGTTCAAGACCTGCTAACCAAGATAAGGAAAATACGATGATGCGCGAACCCAAAAGTTACCAGGCCAAGATCTATAAGGTCGAAGGTGGCTACAAGGCAAACGTTCTCGACAAGTCGGTTACCGTTGCGTCCACAGAAGTGTTTGAGAAAAAGAACGACGCAAAAGAGGCTGCGCGTAAGTTAGCTTTTGCCCAAGCATTAGAGACCGAGAAGAAGGAATTGGCTGAAGCCATTCGCGATTGGGTTCCGTCGTTGCCCAATATCAAACAGTGGCTCCAACGTGTCAAAGAGAGCGACACATGGGCAGAGGTAAAGTCAATTTGGGACGACCTCTGGCACGGCAAGGAAGACACCAATATGGAAGAGCGGCCCACAGAGCAGTATCGCGAATTTGTTGAGTTTGAGGACATGGGTGGTCCCGCGTTGGAGTTGGCGAGGTTGCGGGCTAAGCGCCGGCGGTTGGCGAAGTCTTGTGACAAAAGAAAGAAGACAAAGAAAATGAAGAGTGTGTTGCAACGCAGACGATCTAACAAATTAGCCTCTCGCCGTGTCGCTAAGGTGAAAACAAAGATTCGCCTGGCTTTGGCACATCAACGAAAAGCGCAAGTTGACGTAGGACAGGCCCAGAAAGTGGCTCAAGACTTTTTGAACATGCTCGAACGTGTTGACGTGACTCAAGCTGCAAGTAAGGAAATTCAAAACTTGTTGTACCAGGGTGAGCTTTTGGCTGAGACAATCAAGAAGCTCCCCGCTACAGCAGCTAAGCGAAAGCTTGCAAAGTTTAAGGGAGACAAAATGATTAGACGGAAAGCGGGAGCTAAAGAAGATTTTGAGCGGGTGTTGGGGGCTGTGATGTTGAAGGAGTCCGAGATCGGATTGCCTGAAGACCCTTCAGACCCTGTTTTTGTTGGGATTACGTGGAGTCAAGAAGGCTATCTTAGTTACGCCGGGGCACTAGTGGCAGATTGGACCGGCTCTGACCAAGATGCTCTTGAAGGTGCTTACGAAATCACAACAAATTTATTGATGGAAGATAAGGATTACGTCAAGGAGTTGGAGGAAGAGTGGGGCGATGAAGCGTATGACGTATTAACGGAAAATGTAGACGGACGTTCTTATACGATGACAGCACGCGAGTTTGTAGATGCGATGCTTGCTAGCAAGCGGGGCAAGGAACATATTCAAGAAGAGTTAGATTCGTGGAAAGAACTTTACGGTGGTTGGCCTCCCCCCGAAGAAAAAGAAAGCTCAAAAAAAAGAAAGGCTAAAAAAATGATCAGACGCCGAACAAACAAGTTGTCTTCTCGCACCCGTAAGCCTTCCCGCCGCGTTGGCCGAAAAATACCAGTTCGAAAACGCAGCAGCGAGATTCGTCGTCGTGCGGGTTGGGACACCGATGAGGTGTCTCGTTGGCTGTTGAATGATCAAGGTATGTACCACGACGTTGTTTCTTTGGCTAAAGAAGCAGAGTCGCTGAGAAAGCTTGCAGATGCGATCGATGATTACGTTCACGCAATGGGCGGAATTGAGGGTGTTGATATTGATCTCGACGAAGTTGACTGGGACGAGGTTGCCGACGATTTTGAAGAGTTTGTCCGTGATCCCATGGACGATGATGAAGATGATGAACTTGACGAATTTGTGAATCTTCTGCAGTCCATGGGTAAAAGATTTCATGGTAACGATATTGAACAAACTGCTCAAGATTGGATGGACGAATATCCTGATGTAGAAGACGCCGAAGAGTGGATGCGTGTAGGTGTGTTTGAGCCTTCCGCAGCAAAGGCTTTAGAAGACTGGGGGCTCGACGCGCAAGACGCAGCAACGATATGGAAGCGTGGAATGACGATTGGCTACGCGGTCAGCAACGGGGATATCACCCCGGAGCAGGCTTACGACTTCTGGGAAAAAATTTAGGAATAGACAATGGCCACCCTGCAAACAAAAGTAAGTTTTGGGTCAGCAACGTTCAACGTTGCGTTGGCGCAAACACAGCAAGAACTGACAACGGGCTTGCAGGGTGTTGCCTCTTTGCCTTCTAACGAAGGCTTACTTTTTGTTTTCAACACCCCGCACCAAACAACGTTTCACATGGGTAGCGTTAGTTTTCCGATTGACATTGTCTTTCTTAGGAAAGAACAAAATGAGTATCGGGTTGCTAAGGTTGTCCACAACGCGCAGCCAGGAACTAAGGAACGCTGGTCATGCTACGCTGACTTGGTGTTGGAATTGGTGGGCGGTACGTGTGAATCGTTAGGAATTGAAAACAATCAACCGTGTTTTGTGGAGGAAGCTGAAATGCGAAAGGCGTCACTAAAAAAGAAAGCGATGGAAGGCGATATCAGCGACCCTGAGTTTTTGTATGACTACGCTCGAATAGAAGCCGAAAGTCAGTTGCATGGCACCAACGCCGAAGATTGGATGGACGATTTTGATTTTCTAGAGGACTTGGCAAACAACCCTGAATTGCAAGCAGCTTCTGATAAGGCTGATACTGCGCTAGACGCTTTTATCGATAAGCACGTAATGGGTTTTATGAACGATGAAAATGCTGAACTGCCCGACGCCAACTATCTTTTGTGGATGACTGCTCTTGGTCATGGTATAACTTTTATGGATGGTGACTGGGATCATTTGATTACCCCAGAAGACCAGAAGCACATTTACGAAATGCTGAACGGTGATCGCGGAATTCAGAAAGCTGTTGATGCCTGGGAAGCCGCGTGGTCTAACGCAATCGTAGACGTTTTGATGGAGCGCGGTGTCAAAGACATAAAAGAAATCTAAGTAGCAGGAGCTTCTAATGGACACGCCTGTTGAACAGATCGCCCAAGCGTATTGGTTGCTAGGTTGGTCTTGGCCTGAGGTTGAAGACCTCTTGGTGGAACAGTACGAGATAACAGAACGTAAGGCTGAGAATGCCGTCGAGAAGGCACAAGAAGCCGTACATGCCCTTGAGACGAAGGGTCCTTTCGTCACACCGGGCCAGTGGGCGCAACTGTCTACGGGCTCCCTAGTGCGTGTGGCGGCAATCAACAAAGACGAAGTCGATGTCGAGGACCCACTGTTTGGTTCGCTGACGGTTCGTGAGAACCAGTTTAGCCAAGACGCCACAGAAAGCTTAGCTTACGCACATCACATGCGGCAAGCAGCTATGTCTTTGCTGGGCCAAAAGTACGATCCCCCTGAGAACGAACCAATTAAGGTTGTCCCCGAAGAGTACCCCGAGGGCTACCGGTACAAAGAGCTTACGCGTGCCCCGAAGGGGTTAGGAGACGTAGCCCCGGATGTAGGCGACGTGGAAGAAGCCGATGAGCAATTGTCTCAGATGCTCAATAACCTTGAAGGGCTCCGAGAGATGGAGCAAGAACTGACTGCGCAGATAAAGAAAATAAAAGACGAGCAATTGAAGCCTTTGGCTGCTCAACTTAGTACCTTAAAGAAAGATCAGCAAGACGAACTAAAAAACGCTTTTCTAAGTATGGATACGATTCAACAAGACTTAGAAGAGTTAGATCAAGTTGTGTTTACGCAGTACAAAGGAAAGATCGCTGCTTTTCGACGTACCCTCGATGAGGAAGGTAAGCCCCCAACGCCCGCAGATGAGTTGAACGCGCTTAGAAATATTCTTGAACAGGTGAACGAAAATCACCCTAAGATTGTTGGGGCTGTTTACGAAGCGCTTGAACAATGGAAAGAGACCGTTCAGGAAACGAACCGGTCTGCGGAAAATGTTCTTTCGGTTTTCCCGTTCAGAGAAAATCCGAATCCGCGTAAGCAAAGCCAACTTTTCACTAAGGTGAAAAATTTCTTCAAGGGCCTTTGGGAAAAGATCAAAGCAATTGGCAACAAGCTTAGCGGCGAGACTTATCCTAAGGTAGCAGAGTCGATTGCTGCCCTTGACCAAGCGGAAGCTTTGTTGAAGACAGCCCATATCAACCAACTGTCTGCTAAGCTGGTGTGGTAGGAGGCGACAATGCAAGGACGTTTGGTTTATGACACAGCGTCACGATCCTACACCTACGTAAGTGATCAAGGGGTTCAGTTTTTAGGTCCTTTGGCAAACGCTCGTGCAACTCTTGAAGCTATGGGTATGAGATCGAAGCACGCCCGTGAAGCGGTTGTACAAGCATTTTTTGGTAGAGGGTTGAGCATCGACTTAGGTTTGATCTGTCGAACTCAGTAACCCGAAAGGTAGCCAAGTATGGCTAAGAAGAAAAAGTACACTCCTCCAGCGCCAAGAATCCTAAGAACGGGAGGGAAGAAGCTTCCCAAAGCGTTCCCAAAAACCGCTTCGGTTTTGCCTGGTGGAGCTACTTCAGGCAGTGGCGCGACAAACTCTATTTCTCAAAGTCCCTTATTCTACGACTATCGTTACTCTACACCTGATAAGTTTTACTTCCCCAAAGAACGAGCTATTGCAAATTCTGTTTTTAGAGACATGTATCGCAGGGACCCCACGATTGCGATCGGAACTGACGTTTACGCAGAATTGCCTTGGAGCAATTTTGAAATCGATGGCATTGAAGATACCACTGTTAGAAACCTGTACGAGGACATGTTTACCGATCTCAACCTCGTTCCTAAGTTTCCTACGTTTACCCGAGACTTCTTGGTTACCGGGGAATTTATCCCGCACAACATTTTCAACAGCAACAAAGGTTATTGGGAAAGAGTAATCTCTCACAACCCTGACTACATTGAGGTGCAGGGATTGGGATTGGTAGCGGACCAGCCTTTGTTGTGGATGCATCCGACCCCAGAAATTCTAAATTTAATAAATTCCCCTGACCCGCGAGTGCAGCGGTTCGTACGTGCGTTGCCTTCGAGCTTAGTAAACGCTTTTCGAAGCGGACAAAAAATTCTGCTCGATAACCTAAATACAGGTTATTTCCCACGGCAAAGCACCAGCGACAAAGTTCGTGGAGAGAGCTTTTACACCCGGTTGTTCCGCTCAACGATGTACGAAGATTTTACGGTCAACGCAAGCCTGGCTGTAAGTCAACGCAACGCTGCTCCTGTGCGTTTAATCAAACTAGGAGACCCCAGCCCTAACGGGTGGATGCCAACGGACGAAGACGTCGATGCGTTCATGGAACAGCTTAGTATGGCGGAAGTAGATCCGCTTGCTGCGATCGTGACGCACCCGTTTGTCTCGATCGATTACATCGGTGTTGCGGACAAAGCGATGCTAATTTCTCGGGAGTGGGAATTTATCGAACGTGTGAAGTTGCTAGCTATGGGTATGGCGAAAAGTTTCTTAGTTGGTGAGACAAGTTTTGCAGCGGCGGTTGCAGGTCTTCAAACGCTTATTGATCGGCTCAACTCTTTTCGTGAGGCGTGGGAGTACGGTTGGCTTATCGAGAAGATTTGTAAGCCGATTGCGGAAATGCATGACTTTTACGAACGCCCGCAGTCTCAACTGGAGCATCGGATTAGGATCGATAAGCCCGAAGAGCGTAAGCTAATCGTTCCTAAAATTCGTTGGGCTAAGAATCTTGAATCGACGCAGGACACTGCTCTGCTAGGTGTTTGGCGAGATCTAAAAGAAAGAGGGATTCTTAGCGATCGCACGTACGCGGTTGGTGCTGGTGTGGATCTTGAGACCGAAAGAAGGAACAAAAAGGAAGAGGAAGCTTACGCTGAAGCCCAGGCTAACCCAGAGCCCGACTTCTACACCAAAACAACGTCGAAAAAAGCGTCTAAGGTAAATCCTTACATCACTCAACGAAAGCAAGCCGAGTTGCAGGCAAACGTTGAGTCTGTTTTGAAGACGTCTAAAAGACCTTCCAAAAAAGATAACTTCCTTCTTTCTGCCTAAAGCCGGTACGCCTTCTGCAAAAAGGAAGGCGCATGGCTTACAAGTTCTACACCTCGGTATCTAAGTTAGAAACTTATCACAATTGTCGTAGGCTTTACCTTTATAAGTACGTTCAGAAAAGGCCCGAGCCTCCTAGTACTGCGTTGGAGATTGGTAATACGGCGCACCTTGCGTTAGAGCTTTTTCACAAGCACCAGCAAGACAGCGACGAAAACCTTTCTAAGTTGATGTCCGAATCCTTCAGAGCCGCTGTGAGACAATCGAAGGGCTTGACTACTCCTGACAAGCAACGTATCAAACGAATGCTTCTGTGGTACCTCAAAACCGCTCCTAAGCCAAATCCTCAAGACATCGTTAGCGTAGAGCAGTTGTTCAAGCTCCCGATCGGCAACGACGTGGTGGTGGTAGGAAAAGCCGATCGAGTAGATAGTAGGAACAATGAACTGGTTGTGGTTGACTACAAAACTAACAAAAAGGCTCTGACGAAGAAAGAAATACTAAACAGCCCCCAAATTCCTACTTACGTTAATTGGGCCAGAAAAAAGTTTCGCATCCCGGCTAAAGGGGAGTATGTTTTTTTGGAGCCTGGAAAAGTAATTTCTGTTTCTGTGTCTGAGGATCAGATAAAGCAAACGGTTGCTAAGTTTTGGGAAATGGCCGCTGAAGTAAGGAAAGCGATGCGAACGAACGAGGATTGGTTTTTTCGCAACTTAAAATTCAAGTGGTGCGGGTATTGTTCCTACCGAGAGCATTGCTTCAAAGATCAAAACAGTAGGTACACAAAATAATGTTGGCAAAATTCGAAGACACCACAAAAGTAATTCGGTACCTGGCCGACGATGACGGCAATCCCTTAGAAAACATCCCGTGTCCAGTCAGTTGCGGTAACTGTTGTAAGTTTTGGGTAGACGTTCCAGAAATCACCGATCGCTTTCCGAGACGCTCTGCTAATCTTTCTTGCCCCTATCAAAGACCTCGTCGAGGTTGCAAATTGAAGAGGTCTCGTCGTCCTAAGGTTTGCAACCTTTATTTGTGTGAAATCGGGATGGCGTTGGCAGGCAAGAAAATCACCAAAGAGCAAGCGCAAGAAGCTGTGAATAATGAGTGGTACACGGTAGCGTTTAGTAAGTTTGGGATTGAACCAGATCAAGAAAAAGTAATAGATCTAGGGGCAGTGAATGAAAAAATATTGTTGCCAAGAAAAACCAGCGGTCACGATTCAACCCAGTCCTGACAACCAAACAGTTATTTTGGTTGTCCCTAAAGAACAAGCTTATGCAGTTCTGCATGCCCAAGAAGCGTTTTTTGCGTTGTACCACCTGGTCAATCAATCGGAGATTAGGAGTGTACGGAAGTACACAACAGCAGACGAAAAGTTCAAAACTCCGCAAGACGCGATTGAATGGGCCTACCCAAATGCCGCGCAGTGCTCCAGCCAAACAGGGTTTTCGTTGGCTGGTGGTGAAGCGCGGCGGTGTTAATCGAGGTCATCTTGGTTTTCGATGTACTGCTTGATGATGCTCAGGGGAGCGCCTCCGCAGTTTATGAGGCAGTAGGTGCGGCTCCAGAACACCGGTTTTCTGTACACTTTCTCAAGCCGCTTCTGAAATTCTTTGCGAATCAGTCTGGATGAGACTGTCTTGAGGTTGTTGATGAGCTTAGATGGTTGGATGGTCGGGTTGATGGCCATGAGCAAGTGAACATGGTCCCGTTCTCCGTTGAACTCCAAGAGCCGACAGTTCCATTTCGCGGTTGTGGCTTCGAAGATCTCTCTTAGGCGGTTTAGGACTTGGCGATCAATACACTTGCGGCGGTACTTTGTGACTAGAACTAAATGCACATGCATTGAATATGAGCAGTGAGAAAGGGTTTCTAGTTCAATTTTGCTTGCCATAACTAAGAGTTTGTGTCAGAGATGGGTGATAAAGTCAAAGAGTTTGAGCTTGGGGTGAGACTTAGACGTGGAACAACGCAAGGTCACATATCAACTGTATCCAACAAAGAAGCAACAGGAGCAGCTTCAAGGACAATTGCAAGCCCACCAAAGGCTGTACAATGCAGCGCTTGAACATCGAATCTGGGCTTATCGGTCTCGCCAAGAGACGGTTCGTTTTTCCCAGCAATGCCGTGAGTTGACCCAGCTCCGCAGAGATGATCCTGATTACCAGAAGCTCAATGCTCAATCATGCCAGGTGACTTTGAAGCGCCTAGACCTGGCTTTTCAGCACTTCTTTCGTCGAGTGCGGACCCGTAAGGGCAAGGCAGGATTTCCCAGGTTCAAGTCTCTTCGTCGCTTTTCAGGCTGGGGATACAAAACCCACGGCGATGGATGGCGCCTGCTGGCTGGGGAGGGCCAGCGCAACGGCAAGCTGAGAGTGTCCGGGGTTGGGTTGATCACGATACGTGGCCGAGCAAGAACGCCTGGGACTCCAAAGACGATGGAGATTCAGCACAGGCAGGGCAAATGGTACGCATCTGTGACGCTGAATTGTGAACCCAAGAGGCAAAAAGGAAGATTGGCAGCAGGCCTAGATTGGGGAACGGCAAAGTTCAGCACATTGGCCTTCGAAGACGGTTGCACCAAGGAGATTGAGAACCCCAGACACATCAACCAAGCCATGGGCAAGCTTAGAAAAGCCCAACGCAATTTGTCCCGCAAGAAACGAGGCTCCAAGAATCGCACCAAGGCTCGTGGCCAAGTAGCCAGACTGCATGCCCAGGTGGCCAACAAGCGCAGGGATTTTTTGCACAAGCTATCGGCTCAGTTGATTGGGATGTTGGCACTGATTGCCACCGAGAAGCTCAACGTCAAGGCGATGACCAGTTCAGCTCGTGGGACCAAAGAAGACCCCGGCAAAAACGTGAGGCAAAAGGCCGGATTGAATCGGTCTATCTTAGACACATCTCCGTCTGCGTTCCTCCAACTCCTCAGATACAAAGCGGAAGAAGCTGGTGTCGAGTGGGTGGAGATTCCAACTCGTCATGTCAAGCCGTCGCAGACTTGTCATGTATGCGGAAAGCAGAGACGCAAGTCTCTGTCTGATCGCATGCATGAGTGCAAATGCGGGGTCATCTGCGGACGAGATGAAAACGCAGCCAGAGTGATGCTTGCTTGGGCTTTGAAGAAGCTTTCACGTCGGGAACCGGCGTGGTGTGGAGGTGGGTCGTTGGACCCGCCGTTGAAGCACGAAACTCCACCTGAAGCGCCTTTTGCTCAGGTGGTGTAGTTCATGCACAAATACATACGGTCATCCAGGAGTACGATTTGGATTTAGATAGAGGAGTGAGTTGAACGAATTCGAAAATCTAGAAACGGTTATCGATTGGAATTTGCGATCACGGGTGCGGTGTGCCTTGTGCAAACTACCGCAAAAGATAATAAAAGAGACTGAGGAGTTTTTAGTTTTTCGTTGTCCTATTTGTTTAGACTTCGTCGCCACGCTCAAACAGCACACCAGAAACTTTAGCCCTGGATTACTTTTACGGATGGATCGAGCTTTGAAGCCGGTAGCCGATGATTGGTACGGGACGAATAATTGGTGGGTAGACTACAGTCAGAAGGAAGCGACGAGCCACTTGCACCTGCATGCCCGTGCTAAGCAACGGGTTTAATCGCGGAGATGATGCATCTTAGTGCAGATTCTTGCTGTTCAGAGCAGGCAATAATGCACTAAGATGCAAAGTACGGGACGCCAGGGCCCTGGTGTTTTCCAATTGACTACTAGATAAAACTAAGTTAGTTTTCGGGCACTGCGGTATGCGATTGAAAACTTCAAGAGAAGGAATTTGTTTAATGGGCTCCGAAAAAAATGAAGGTTTGGTAGCAGCGCGGGAATCCATAACTCCCGATATGTCCGTCAAAGACTTGTTGCTTTTGATGAGCGAAGGCAATCCTGGGGCCCTATCTGTCCTTACGCAGTTACAAGCGGATTTGGTGGAAATGATCGAGGTGCTTTTTCACCTCGATGACATGAATATTCGCGGGGAACAAGTTTACCTCGCTTATAAATTTGTGAAGAGCGATATCAAGAAGTTCGTTGATTGTGTAATAAACAGAAATCCTAATATGGTTGAGTATGTGAACAGCCAAACCTCTTGCGGTCACGCGGCGGTTGTGCAGGGAGCTTCTTTTGAAAGATCGAGATGCAACGAAAAAAGAGTTTGAGAGCTACGCTAAAAGTGTGGCTGTTGGAATTCTTACTGCCGAGACCTACATCGAGGCTAAGTACCTATACCCTCTTGCTGCAGGCATTGTTGCTGCAACAAGTTCGATCTGTAAAAGCTTAGGCGTACCTTACGAACATTTTTGGAACATCTTACAGCAAGCACGCAGGGACTTTTTGGAGGTAGAAGAATGCACTACAAGGAACTTACTTATGACATGTGGGCAACAATCAAAAACGAGGCACTAGTGCTTCAAAAAGAAGGAACTCGGTGGGGGAAAATTGTGTCTTTGTTGCGAGAAAGGCATAACGTGGATCTTCCTCCGGGGCACCACTTAGCACGGTTGGTGCGTTTGGATCGGCCTTTGCCGGTAAAGGTCAAATCTAAACGCACTCAAAAACAAATCGATGCTGCTCTTCGTAAAACGTTGGGAATCCCAGATACGGTGGGTCAGGGTAAAACCGGGGCACCGAAGAGAACCCCGGTTATTGACTCTAACGTCAAAGCGGAAGCTGAGAAGCAAGTTGAAAAAGGCGCACGCAAAAAGGTTACTCCCCCCGCGAATATTAGTCCAAGTAAGCCACGCAACATTGAAGAGACCTTGACGTTGCAGGTTGAAAGCACCAATAACGCAATGGTAAAAATGACCCTTGAGGTGCCCAAGCAACAGTTTTTCAATTTTCTAATGGCGCTTTTTACGTAAGGATTATGAATGCCCGCTTCTCGCTGGTTTCCTGCAGACAACAAACGACAGCGCCGAAAGGCTGAAACCTACGCTAGGGACAGAGGATTGACTTTTTATCTGGTCAAGTTCTCAGCGGGCTCTAAAATCTACGTAGGAAATATGCTCCCCCGTCAAACTCTTCAGGAAATAAAGGCAGGGACCGCAAAAATACTAGAAGAAAAAGGCTCCAAACTGTAATTTTAATTTGACGGTCTTTTGCCGACAAGTTATTTTTCAGAAAGTGCTCGATAAAAGCCGCTTCGTGTTTTTTTTGATTAACTGCAAAAGTCACTTGGGCACACACAAGCAAAGCCGCTTTTTCGGGCACTATTTTTTACAACAATAATCCGGACTTGTAATCTAGCCACAAAAAATACTTTACTACTAGTGACCTTCTTTAGTAAACTTTACTAAGGTTTACTAGGAGGGAAAAATGCAAGCACTTATTTTGGTAGCGTTGGTAGCAGCACCTTTTCACCAGGGTGTCTCCTGGGGTCAAAGCCCAAAACAAGTCAAGAGGATGTACACGTTTTCAAAACTGTGTAACCGGCAAGATCCCGTCAATGGGCGGTACGTGTGCCTTATCGAAGATCAGAAAGGTCAAGACCTAACAACCGACGTTGCCGGGGAAGAAAACACCTTCACCTTTGTGGAGGGCAAGTTGGTTGGGCTGCAAATTGAACAAACCGTTTCTGCGGAAACCTCTTTGGAAGCCGTGAAGTGGTGGCTAGCCGCTTTTGGCCCCACTGAGGATTTTCATTCGGGAGAAGGTTATTTTGGTGTAGAGGGTGACGGCAAGGTGTTTGCTACGTTGAGGTGAGAATATGATCATCAACGGATATGAAATCAAGCCAGGAGCCAACCTGCGAAAGGCTGTCTTGCGTGGAGTCAATCTGTGTTGGGCTGATTTGCGAAAGGTTGATCTGCGAGAGGTTGATCTGCGAGAGGCTGATCTGCGAGAGGCTGATCTGCGTAGAGTCAATCTGTGTCGGGCTGATTTGCGTGATTCTTCTTTTATCGGTGCTGATCTGCGTGGAGCCTATATGCATGATGCCGACCTGCGTGGGGCTGGGTATTCTGTGGTGCAGATAATGATGGCAAGTTGGGGAGAATTATCAGACGATCTGACTGTTGAGTTGATGAGGCTTGACGCGTCTGCGTTGCCGAACGGAGAGGCGTTGATGAACGATTGGACGAATGGCGGGTCCTGCCCACTGCGCATGGGCGGGAAGGATCGTGTTGTGCTTTTCAAAGAGAAAAAAAGGCTATGGTCGCCTGGGCCAGCCAAACCCCTTTGGGAGCTGTGGGAGATGATAGCCAAAGAATGTGGGGTGAGAATATGATCATCTGCGAGAGGCTGATCTGTGTTGGACTGATTTGCGTGAGGCAAATCTGCGAGAGGCTGTACGGCATGAACCATTGTGTTGACGTTGACAAAAAGGTATTTGCTAGATGCCACCGTTGCGGCAGGGAGCCTGCGGCCAACATCATGTGCGGTCGTTGTTTTGGTGAAGATGACGACCTCAGGGCCCGCCTGGCTGTGGCCATTTGGCTGATCAGAGATTTGCGGGATTGCTGCCAAGATTTGGATTGGAAATATGGCAAAGAATGGGGCGACGCACAGCGCATTGTGGAGGGCAAGGAATGAGCAAACAGCTTGAATCACTGAAGTTTCAAAACGTCGGCCCAGCGCCATCGCTCAAGATCGACTTCAAAGAGCGTTTGAACTTTCTCGCTGGGGACAATGGGCTCGGCAAGACTTTTCTTCTTGATGTCGCATGGTGGGCGCTCACTTGCACCTGGGCGCGCCTTCCCATGGTGCCTCATCCTCCACTTGCAAGACCGAGCATTAGTTATCGTTACAAAGCGAAGGCCGGTGGGACGTACGACTACACAAGCACGTTTGATCGTGAAAGCGAAGAGTGGAGCGTCAAGCGAGGCCGCCCGCCTATTCCGAGTATGGTGATCTACGCCCAGGTCGACGGCGGGTTCTCGGTCTGGGATCCCGCTCGCAACTATTGGAAAAAAGATGATTCAGATCGTCCTAAGTCCTATCTTTTCACTTCCGACCAGGTCTGGGAAGGCAACGACCTCTGCGAAGGCCTCATTCGTGATTGGGCATCTTGGCAAAGAGAAGACGGAGAGGCTTTTCAACAGCTCAAGAGCGTTCTGAAGTCGCTCTCACCATCACAGCTCATCCCCGGGGATCTTCGCAAGGTTTCTCTGGATGATCCGAAAAGGTACCCAACCCTGAAGATGCCCTATGGCGAGGACGTCGCCCTCATCCACGCCTCGGCTGGTATGCGCCGAGTAGTGGCCCTGGCCTATCTTTTGGTCTGGACTTGGCAAGAGCATTTGGAGGCGTGCAAGCTTCGTGGCGAGACACCTGTCTCAGAGATTATCTTCCTCATCGACGAGGTAGAAGCCCATCTGCATCCAGAATGGCAGCGACGCGTAGTCCCGGCCTTGCTCGAAGTGATGGAAGCCCTGACTGGAGAGCACAACGCCAAGACGCAACTTATTACCGCTACACACTCGCCGCTGGTTCTTGCCTCAATTGAGCTGATCTTCGAAGAGGAACGTGACGGGGTGTTCCTGCTCGATTTGCAGGACAACAGCGTTACATTGCGAGAACTCATTCGAACTTTGGCTGGCCACGATTCGTTCTGGCCACGATGGGTCGTCAAGCATGAAGCGGCTGACGGGGGCGAGGGATGATTCGCTTCGAACCTGTTGCCAAGCCAGATGGTTGGATGTTGACTTTGCTGTTTTGAATCGATGCGATTTACTACGATCATAGGTAGGAGGTAAGCCTAATGAAAACTTCTCTGCAAAAAATTACTGATGTTTTTTCTGGTGCCGATGGGGGTGACTGCTTTGTTCAACTTCGCGCTTTTTTAGAGCAAGTAGAAAAACAAGCAAAGAATGGGGATGAATCTGCAAAAGAAATATTAGATGTTGTTTATCGGTTTTCTCGTTTGTTGGACGTGGTAAAACGTTAGGAGGTACCCTTATGAAAGTGAAAAAAAGAAACAACAAAACACCAGAACAAAAAGCGGAACTCGTAAAACGCTACCGAAAACTCAAGGCAGACGGTGTAGCAGCGCAGCAGGCAGCGGCAAAGTTAGGTCTGCCCTACATCACATTGAGGACGTGGGAAAAGCAGCAGCAGGAAAACGCTGAACCTGTCCCGTTGACAAAATCAAAAGGCCCCTTAGTTCTTCACACACCGGCAGGCCATCGTGTCGAATTCAGCCGAATCGAGGATCTGATCCAAGTCCTAAAAGCCATTGGCTAGTCTACCCCCACTCCTAAACCGAAACCCGGTAAAATTATTTAGATTATGAGGACAAGCAATGCCCTACAAACTAAATAGAAGAAATTTTATCGATTGGTCAAACGGTCTGCTCCTGGAAAGAGACAAGGAGGCCAATGTTCGGTGCCTTGACCAGAAGCTCTACGAAAAAGCCCAGGAGGCGTTAGATAAGGGAGAAGTCGTGTACCTTTGCGTCAACGGCAAGGTTGTTACCCAAATGAAACTCGAAGAAGGTGTCTACGTTGAACGGCGTGTTGAGGAAAATGATCATGAATCGCTCTAAGGCTATTGTCGAGGTTGCAGAACAAATAGGCAAGTTTATCAGCCAAAAAAATGAGTCCTACGGTAGCGCATACGGTTTTGTGAACAAGATCTTAAGAGATCTGTACGCCGAAAAAGTGGAACCAAACCAGTACTTAGACTTTGTAATGATCGCTCGTGTCCTAGAAAAAATATCTAGGATCTCCCACCACAAACAAGCGTTTGGCGAGGACCCTTGGAAAGACATCGCAGGCTACGCCTTGTGCCGAATTGCAGAAGAGAAGACCAATGAGCAATAGCAATTCCGCCGACAGGCCAAAAGGTTATGAGGACAAGGCGTTTGTCGAGATCCGGACACGTAAGCACCAAACTCTAAAAAGTAAGGCGATGATTGCCCACAACGATGGGTCGAAGCTTACTTTAGCAGATGGGTCCGTCTGGTGGCTCAAAGGAGGTAGGTACGAAAATACCTTAGGTCACTATCTTGTTCCTGAGGGGTGCCAGGCTCCTCCTCCCATAAGGTTACTACCCACCACCCCTAAAATTACAGAGCGGCCCGCAGATCGAAAGTACGAGGCTCTGAAGAAGGCTTTGCGTAGGGTTGCGCAAAGCATCAAACGCCATCGAAAACCAAGAGCCGTAAAGGTTTCTAACCGTATCTGGCTGCCTTCGGTGGGGTTTTACATAGGCCCTTCGGAAGCAAAAGTGTTGACCTATCTCTACGACTTGCAAAGCCCTGTTACTGCCGCTGAGTTAGGAAAGAATTTGTACAGTACCGTCACTGGTCATAATCCGGTGGGACCGAACGCATCTATTCGGTGTAGAGAATGGGCCAGGCATCTTTTAGGAAGGCTAAAAACTAAGTTTCTTGTTGAGTTTGACGAGGCTTATCGGTACACGGTTACGAAGCTAGGCAGTCGTGCGGCAGAAGACTTGTTAAAAGAAGACTCCTAGAATGACAAATCTAAAAACGCAGGCGGATTGTTGGCGCTACGTGTTGGATGGGGGTGTGATACAAAGCAGGTCGCTTCAAAGGGGACGGATCGTGAATATTTTTTTTCTCGACGCAGCCCCAGTTGCCGCTGCTCAAATGCTTTGCGATAAGCACGTTAACAAAATGCTGATCGAAGCAACTCAGTTGCTTTGCAATTGCCATCCGCAAGAGAACGTGCCCTATCGACGCACGCACTACAATCATCCATGTAGTCTGTGGGCGCGCAAGTGTCGGCAGAATTATTTGTGGTTGTACAAATACGCGATGGCTTTGGCAGATGAATTTTATTTTCGTTACGGGAAACCTCATGCTTGCCGAAGAGTGTTGCAAGGCTACTTGGTTGTGATTCCCGATGGGATGGTGGATTCGGATATATTTAGTGTACCGGCACAGGCGATGCCGGATCAATATCGAAACATCAATCCGGTTTATGCTTATCGATGTTATTATTGGAGTGAGAAGAAACATTTTGCCCGATGGGAAAAAGGAAGATCGAAACCAATTTGGTGGTGTGAATTAGAGAAAAGAGAGGGTTTGAAATGACGGATTATTCAAAGATGACAGATCAGGAGTTTGACGAGTTACTGTTATGAATACAGCGATGTTCCAGAGGAAGTTTACCAAGACTTTTTGGAAGCTACAAGTAAGGGTACGTACCTAAACAAATTCTTCAAACTTTACCAGTTCCCATACAAAAAACTGGATTCTAAGTTAAACGTATCTTCCCACGAGGATCTAGGACCTTGAAGAATTGAAAAAAATTACGTACGTGTTGAAAGAAAGCCAGAAATAAGTTAATCGATCTTTGTGGTACCCTCTCAGAAAAACAAAAGAGAGGGATGCATGAAGACTCTAGCCTTTTTCACTGCACTTCTAATTTCCCGAGTTGTTTTTGCTGCTTGCCTAACCCTTCCGTCAACTGCGACTAATTGGTGGTCAGGAAACGACACCTACTTAGATAGTGCAGGAGCTAACGACGGGAAAATTGAGGGCACGGGTTCGATCGCATTTCCCGCTGCTAAGGTAGGCAAGGGTTTTGACTTTACCGGCTCGACGAGCCTGTACGTCAATTGCGACGAAGTAAGTGCGGTCGGAACAAGTTTTACGCTGGAAATGTGGGTCAAGCCCACTACGACACACGACATCGATATTGAATACGGAGATCCAGGAAGCTCCGATGTTGCGGGTACGGAAGGACAAAATTATGCTCTGTGGCCCCCGCAGGGCGATTGTCTGTACTCGGGAAATTGTTTAGTAGGTCCGTTCGAGGCTACGGTAGGTGTTTCGGTTGGAACTAATGGAATTTCTGTTTACGAACACGCAGGCAACTGGATGCCTGCAATGCTTGTTTATGAAGCTGCGATTAGTGACGCAAACTACACCCATGTCGCTGTTACGGTAGACGATCAGGGAGCTAATACAGAATACGAGCTTTACGTCAATGGTAGCAGCGTAGATACGAGAACTCGATCAAATGCAGATGGCGTTACCTTGCATCCAGGAATAGTTGGCGGTTACTTTTTTGGCGACACTGGTGGTATTGGAGGCGGTAGCTTTGGGTACTTTATTGGATACGTCGACGAGGTTTTGATCCACAATGACGCGCTAAGCGCTGCTGCAATTTCTAACATCTACTCCGCTGACACTGACGGGTACTGCAAAACGCAAAGCCCGACAATCGCAATCGATACTTCTACGGTTGCGCAAACCCTAAACCACGTACCTATGATCGGCTTGAACATCTTTACTCCAGGCTCGGTGGGGGTAAAACGATCCGGAGATCTTTATTCGGGAGATGACTTTGCTAGCTTAGCGGCGTTTGCTGCGACTAACCCCCATCAAAGCCAGCGACCGATGATCCGAATGACATTTCCCATGGACCGACTAAAATACGACCGGGCTTTGGAGACGATCGATTTTTCACAAGGGCTCTACCCCGTGGCGATGTACACCTGTCCAGGTAATAACTTAATTGCTGCAACCGATACCTTGGCAGGGGAAACCTACGACGCTGGGTTAGGTTTGGATGATTTTATGGACACTGTTTTTACGATGAAAGTTGATGCGTACATGACTGTAGAGACAGTTCCTCGACAACCTACTTCTGATTGTAGGCAAGGCGGGCCCACTCCAGAATTGTGCTTAGCTTCTGACCAAGGTGACTTTTCCCCGGCTTATGCTGCGGCGGCAACTAATATCCGTTGGAATATTTCTCCTCCTGCGAACTATACCCAATGGGCTAGCGTACTAAATTACATGATTCGACACTTCCACCAAATCGAGTGGTGGAGTATTGGTAATGAGCCGAACGAGCCCTTAGGGTATTTTTGGGATCCTACAGACGCATCTAGCTTCTACACCTTCTACAATGAGTCTGCCGAAGCGCTCGCTCCTAAAGTACGAGCTGACACAAAGATAGGTGGGTATGGCGATCCGTGCTATTTGTCCTGCAACGATGCGTTTCCTTCAGCCACGTGGATACCTGCTTTTCTTTCACAGCTTCCTGCAAATAGCCCAATGGATTTTATGAGTGTGCACCGCTACAGTTGTGATCCTCGTGAAGTGTTTAGGACGTACGAGAACACACGAACTTACTTAGATGACGCAGGGTACACAAGTGCCGAAGTAGTTATCGAGGAGTTTGGTCGAGGAACAACAGGTGCACTTGAGGCGTGTCCTAGCAACGACATTGACAACGACCCCGGAGATCAATGGCAAGCCGCTTACGTTGCCACAGTAGTGAATAAGCTTTTGGCCGAAGGCGTTGATATGTTCTTTTTTTGGAATGCTGCAGGATTTGCCTCTGCAACGAATGCCTTGGTTAACTTTACTTCTACTGCCGACGTTACTTGTCCAGACAACAACTTCACCGATTACACGTTGACGGAGTTTACTCCGCTGCACCAAGTATTTCAGTTCTATTCGTTTTTGCACCCGACGGTTGTAGCAAGCGCGACAACGGCAGAGCATTTAGATACGATTGTTACTTCTAGCCTTTCCGGACGAGATATTTCGGTTCTAAGCGTAAACTTTGACATCCTAACCCGTACCACGTCTTTAGACTTGACTGGACTGGCTAAGGGTACGTACGCGGTTTGGTACTACGACGTTGACAACACCGATATTTCCTTAGGCGCTTCTGGAGTAAGTTTTTCCGGATTGTCTTGGGATTTGCTAGAGGGGGTGCGGATCATAAAAAGTTATGGTGCTGTACAACCCGCCACAAAGGAAATCAAGACGGTAAGATCGGGAAGCATGAGCTTGTCTTTGACGATGAACCCGTTTACCGTGCACTTAGTTAGAATTCGCGCTGTTGACCTTTAGAGGAATGAACTACACCACCCGAGTGCAGCACGTGTGCGAGCTTTATACCGTGGTTGACCTAACTCGGTGATTCGATGCGTAGCTTGACTACGAAAGAAACCAGGAGACGTGGATGCCTACCGTAAAAGACTTCGTCAAAGAGTGCCTCGACGAGTACGGGTATGGAGGGTTGTACAACGAAGAAGACGGGTGTGCCTGTGAGACTCAAGACTTGGCCCCTTGCGGTTCGATAAAAGACGATTGCCAAGCTGGGTTTTTAGAACCTTGTGATTGCGGTGATCACGACTTTCACGTGGTCGTCCCAATAGAGGAGGAAGAAGAGATGAGCGACGAAAACGATAACGTGGTCGAGGGCAACTTTCAGAATACCGCTGAGACGGACACAGAGCCGCTAGGACCGTTTGATCACGTGGAGATGAATGAGGCTAAGCATCTGGTGGCAGATGGCTTTAGAGCGGCTTATGGCGATTTGCTAAGTTGCATCGAGGACGAGGTTGAAAACAGCCGAAGTCGGGCTTTGGCAATTACGAAGCTCGAAGAATCCGCAATGTGGCTTATGAAGGCCATCTCTAGAAGTTAAGTTTTTTATTGTTTACTTTCCTGCGTTCTCCCAGTACAATTTCCAAAATGCGTTAGGGGTTTTGTAAATTAGTTGCAAAGGCCAACCCACCTTAGAATTTTATCCCAAACCGAGGGCAAAATGAAATGCAAGCATCCGGAAGATAAGATCGAGACGATCGCGCAAAAAGAGTATCCAGGCGGTGCTATCGAATGGTGTTCGGTTTGTGGTGCGTGGCGGGACGTGGAAGACCCGGCTGATTGGATACTGCCCGATCTTGCAAAAACCACCTGGCCAAATGTAGGGGTAGCAGAATGAAATATGTGAAATACGCAAAGGCAGTACTAAGACATAAATGGTTTGTGTTTGTCGAGTGCGCCAAACGCGGTTTGATCTGGCGCGGGCTTATGCACGACATTTCCAAATTCCGGCCCAGCGAGTTTTTTCCGTACGCAAATTATTTCTACGGGGACAGGACAGAAAAAACTAATAAAGCGTTCGAAGCAGCTTGGCTCAAACACCAGCACCGAAATAAGCACCATTGGCAATATTGGGTGTTGCAGGAAGACTCTGGAAAAACTAAGATCCAGGAGATGCCCAGTAAGTACAGGCTGGAAATGCTTTGTGACTGGTTGGGGGCGGATAAGGCGTACGGAAAGCAGGATATCAGTACTTGGTATTCGCAGACACGCCCTGTGCGTAAGCTAAATCTTAAGACATTGGTGCAGGTGGAAAAAGAATTAGTAAAGATTGATCCTCGCATTGTTTTGGAACCGTCGCAAGGAACTGGTTGTGAAACCTCGTGACGAAGACAGACAATCTATGGACACGTTGCTTAGGACCATTGGAGGGGACTACCCTGTCCAAGAGCTTGCACGTTACTTACTAAGGCTCCACGAATTAGGGGAGCCGATGGACGAAGCGCACCTTCCGCGAAATGTTGTTCGGTGGGCTCGCAAGCAGCGGTCAAACCAAGAGAGTTGAAAAGCTTGCCAAAAGACGGATATGCGCGGAGCGGGATTCGAACCCGCAACAATTCGATTTTAAGTCGAATGCCTCTACCAGTTGGACCATCCGCGCGTCTAATGCCTGCGAGAGGGGTCGAACCTCCAACCTCTAGATCCTAAGTCTAGCGCCTCTTCCAATTGGGCTACACAGGCAAAATCGGCAGGGTGTGATTCGAACACAAACCCGCTGCCCTAGGGCTTCGTACAGCCCGCCCTTTTTGACCGCTCAAGCACCTGCCGTTGTCTCCACTTTCGTCACCAACAAAAAAGCCCTCGGAATTTCTCCCGAGGGCTTTGTGTCTTTATCACCGCTGAACGCTAATCTAGCATTCGCCCTCGGGGTTCGAGAACCAAAGGTAAATAATAGAGGTAGCCAACTAGCGGTAACATAGACACATTCTCCGAGTCACTCGTCCAGTAACAAGAAAATCATACCGCGTTTTCGCAAATAGTCAACATTAGTTTTTAGGTTAGCGCCTAAACGCAAGTTAACTCACCCGAGGAAACTAATCTCATACTGGCCGAAGAATCTAAGCGATAGGGGATACGATATTGTTTTTCAAAACAGCGAGTCTGCCGGTACTTGGAGTTTTCCAAGCCAGTCAAAATAACAATTTTCGAATCACCGCTCAATTTCAACGGATGCACCCTCGGGTTGCTGCCCACACAAAAAAGGCGATCGAGCTGGTGTCGGAAGGACCGGGCCTAAAAAGCATCGCCCAGAATTATGAGCTTAGTTCGAACATTGATGACTACGTGTTCGCTGTAGCTCGTGCGGTGACAGCCAATGAAGCCAATGGTAACGGTGACCGGTTCACCGAGCAAGAGTTACTAAGGTACGACGCAGATTGCCGTTGCTTAGTTTATGAGACCTTCCGTAACGTGCCACTGCATATTGAGCACATGGCAGACGACCCTCGTACCGCACGAGGCTTTTTGCCCGACGCTGCCTATGTGACCGGTCCCGAAGATAAGTACGTAACCTGTGTTGTTGCGGTTGATACCACAAAAGACGCAGCCTATGCCGAAGGTCTTGTTAGCGGCAGAAACGATAAGTTCTCAATGGGGTGCTGGTGTGGTGCCGTTCAGTGTAGCCACAGCGCATGTAGAAAGATAGCCCGCACCGAGAACGAAAAGTGCTCGCACTTGAAAAATCAAATGCTGCAGGTAGTGGGCGGTGAGGTAATTTGCGAAGACTGCTTGGAGGTATGTTTTGTTGAGCTAAGCGGCGTTGAAATTCCCGCCGACCCGAAAGCGGTTCGTCAGTACCTTATGCAAAGCAAGGCAGCGTCTCTAAAACAAAACAACAGTTCCCTACCGCCGCTTGTGTCCCGATTGCTTGATCGTAACGATGCTGTGGAGGTTGGGCGCTACTTTGAAACTAACATTAACAGCCTTCCACAAAGCATGATCAACCTGGCCCAAAAACTGTTTTGAGGTGTGCTAATGCTACGAAAAGCGACATTAGATAAGGTGAATGCCTTTTTGAAAAAGGCGCAGGAAGAAGAGGCTCCTGCCGAAGAGGGGCCCGCTCCCGATTTTCCTATGGACTCGTTAGGCGACCCTGACGAGGAAGCAGCGGTGGAAGAAGCGGACGAAGGTGAAGTAGAAGACCGCGTCGAAAAGCTCGAAGAGACGATGGACATCGTTGTTGATGGTTTGGAGCAACATAAAGAAGTAATCGAAGAGTTGCTGTTAGACGAAGATAGCGATTCCGGATCTGACGGCTTTGAAGAGTTTCTGGAAGAGAAAGACGAAGAAGACGAGGAAGAGGTAACCGAAGATGAGTTCGGACTAGAGGAGGAAGCAAGAATGAACAAAACTAATCTTGCGCGTTACCGCAAGATCCGTTCTGAGTTGCGTAGCAAACGCAACCTGCGGAAGAGTTCCGGTAACCGCCGTCAAACGCCCCGAAACCCAAAACTGGCAAGGGCTCAAATCAAAGCCCGGCTGCGGCGTAAGCTTATGGCCCGCCGCGCTGCCATGAAGAAAGCCAAGGGTGAAGAGTATCTGCGTGATCAGTGGATGGTCAAAAAGATGAAGGACAAGTCCTTCAAGCCCATGGAACAAAAACCGACGATGGGCAAGCCCGTCAATGACAAGACCCCGGATCTGTTTGCGGTGGCTAACCTGACCATGGAATACAAAAAGGGTTCCTGGCAGGTGCTCGATGCAAACGAACGTGCTTTCTGCACCATCCCTCGAGGCGAGTTCAGTGCGGATGAGTACAAGAGCCCGAAGTTTGCCCATCTCGTGATCAAGACGATGAACAAGTTGGGTCTGAAGGCCGCGCTACGTAAGTTCAAGGCTCGCAAGCTTAGCAAAAAGGCTGCTACGCCTAAGAAGGCTGTGTTTGGTCGAGAGCTTTCGACCAAATCCGATGCGAAAAAGCTCAACATCCCGATCGAGGCAAGTGCTTCGGTGGCCAGTAAGCACGACGCGGCGGACTATGGTCGTCGCTTCCGCCGTGCGTTGAAGCTTGCTCTGACTGCTATGAACAAGAACCTAGTGGGCGACAACCCGCTGAAGGGTGCTTTGTTTGAGCTGATGGGCGAAATGGGGATCGATGACCCCGCCCCTATCATCGAGTCGGCTTTTGCGCAAGCCGCCGACGAGCACTTCGAAACAGCGTTGCAGCATACCCAGCGGTACATGGACATGAGCGACGAGGCTTTCGTTGAAGCGGAAAGTATGATCCTCGACTCGTCTGTTGCTGTGCCTTCGGCGCATAAGCAAACTAGTGACGAGGCTCGACAGTTGCGGCAACGTGCTGCTCAGTCCTCGATGCCTTTTTCGACCACAAGCGAGTCTGAACCAGAAGTTGACGAGTGGGCACGTATTCAGGCTGCGGCTCCACGTCCAAAACTGGCGCAGCTAAACGTGTTCCAGAGTAATAAATAAGGAGAGTATCAAATGGCGCTGAACAAAACCAAAGGCTACCCCTTCAATCGTCCGTTCTACAAGGTCGATACCAACGTCCAGTGGAGCGCGGGCCAGGTTGCATTTCTGGTGCGTTCCGGTGGAGAAAACGTTGTAACGACCGCAGCCTCCGGAACAGTGCCCATCGGCACCTTCTGGAAAGACCACGAGCTGACCTACCGTCGTTCCACCGTCGAAAGCGGCACCTTCGATAGCAACGACCAAATTCAGCTCAAGCACGCCAATGTGCGCGGCACCAGCTACATTAAGGTGACCGATAGTTCGGGCACCGAGTACACCCACGGCACCGATTACACGTTGAACACCAACAACGGTATTGTTGGTCGCGTGGGCGGTGGAAGCATCTCGGCTTCTGAGTCTGTGATCATTTGGTACGAGTACACGATTCCCGCCGATGAGATTGGTTACAGCGGCGGCACCAACTACACCCAAAGTGCCGATGACACCACCGGTTCAAATCGCTGCGCGATCGTCGAAGGCTTCGCGCACATTTGGACGGACCAGTACGACGTCACCCAAACTTACACCCTGTCTGCTGCGTTGCGCCCCGACGCCAACAGCAAGTGGACTTCTGCAACCAATTCTTACCCCGTTTGCGGTCGTGTGATCTCCGTTCCAACCGTCTCCGATCCGTGGCTGGGTGTCGCCCAGATTGCGGTTGCAAGCGTTTAACAGCGACTGGGTAAATACGAACAAGGTAATCTGGAGGATACCCAAATGGCGAAAATGAATCCCTACTTGAAGGCGGCCAGCAAACTGCGCACCGTCGACAGCAACGCGGGCGAAGAGTTTAACCCAATGTCCTTCGGTCGACAGGGCCGCAGCGGCAATCGTAAGGTTAGCTCTAACGAGCGTATGTTCGACAACAAAGGCGAAATCAACGCCAGTGACAACGCTGAAGTCCTTGACAAGATCAAGGGCCTGCTCGACGGTGCCAGCGATGGAACCTTCGACGTGCAGCAGGTTGCTGTGCACTCCAAGCATGCCTCGCTCAAAGTCGACGCAGCCGATAAGGATGCGTTGGTGCAGATGGCGATGTCCGACCCCACCAGTGAAGGCTTTGCCCGGTGTGGGCAGGCTCTGCTCAATCCGATCAAGGAAGTCATCGACTTCGAGGGCATGACCCGGAAGGTTTGGTACCCGCGTGACGTAAAGCCCGGTGAGGTTGTGCGTTACGACAAAGACCCATACGTGGTTGGCTGGCAGATTGCCGAAGACGGCCAGACCCCGGAATCCCAGGTCGAAGGTAAGTACATTTACCCGCCTGAGTTTGAGGTCTCCACGTTCCCGCTGTTGGAGCTGAAGGACATCTCTCGAGCGCAGTTCAATATCCTCGAACGTACCCAGGATCGTGCCCGCCAGGCGATCGAGTACCAAGAGGACTTGGCTGGTTTGACCCTGCTGCAGAACGCAGGCACCACCGAAAACGACATCACTTACTTCGCCACCTGCAACATTTCGGCGTTGGAAAGCATTCGTTACCAGGTGGAGCGCCACCGGTTGATCCTCGACAAGTTCATCGTGCACCGTCAGGAAATTTCTGACTTCGTCACCACGATCAGCCAGCAGGTGGATCCCGTGACGCAGCGCGAGTTGATCATGGGCGGATTCGTCGGGATCATCTTGAATGCGATGGTAATCACCACAGCCGGTACCAACAACCGCTTCCAGTTGCTGAATCCGGGTGAAGTGATCGGCGTGACGCAGCCTGAGTACTTGGGCGGCTTCGGTGTGCGGCAGGAGTTGATCTCCGAGCCCGTGACCCAGTTCAACGAGGGCAAGCCCCGGCGTGGTTGGTACTACTACGAACTGTGCTTTTTGGGACTAGGCCACTCGGCTGGTGTCGCGTTGGGTCAGAAGACCAGCTAATCTTTTTAGCGGTTTTTTAGTACTCCCCGCCTTCTATCGCCTATTAACTAATCCCTAAGCTTGCCCTCTAGAATAATCTCCATAACTCTAGTTGTACCCACGAAACGTAAGGAGAGAAACTAATGCCCGAAAAACAAACATCCTCGCGGTTGACGCTGCAAAACTTACTTAAGTCTCGAACAGAGATCTGGGTAAAAAACAATTCCGCCGAAGCCTCTCAAGGATACCGGTACAACAAGCCGGGTCCTGTAACGATGCAGATCGGTGAAGGGGAAGGACGACGGGCGCTCATCGTTCCGGTTGGTCCTGATCCTGTTTGCCTTACGGACAAAGCACCACACCGTCTCTTGCAAAACTGCACTGACTTGTTTTTGCTAACGGACAACGGGTTTCTTACTTTAATGGACCCGAAGCACGCACGTGACTACTACCGCAAGAACAAAGAACGTCAGCGGGTTGTGCAAGACAAGATTAGTCGCATTGAGAGAAACATCGCAGATTCGCCTAAGGGCAAACAAGAAGACGACGCCCGCAAACCTCAGGTAGACGGTACCGTGCTCAATCTCGCTTTGCAAATCAATGGTGAGACGATTGCTGTGAAAGAGGCTGTGGAAAAGGTGGAGATAATTCGCCACACTGCTAAGTACGAGGACCTAACTTATCTCTACAACAATGTCAAAGACCCTTCGTTCAAGGAATACCTCGCCGGGGTTTTGAAAGAGCGTAGGGCTGAAGAGAGCTAAGGGGAAAGTACATGCAAGACGTCCAGGGACACAGCCAGGTAATTACTGTTACGCTTACAGCTAGTGGTTCGCAAACGATCCAACCGTTGCTTAGTAACGAGGTGTACAAAAACGTCTCGATTACCGTGACGCCTGTAGCGGACATCCACACCAATTTCCGACATCAAATTGTTGTGTACCTGGACGGTCTTGTTTCTAAGACCCAGAATTACACGACAGCCAATCGTAGAGACTCCTCATATTTTTCTTACTACGATTTCAACTTCCCTCCAAACATTGGGCTAAAAACACGTCCTAAGCTTGGGTTCGATCCAGGCTTTTTGGGCTTTCAACTAAAAATCACCAACAACGAGCCAACCTCTCGAACCTTCACAGTGCAAACTTCGTTCGAGGCCTTAGTCGGGTCCCAGATTATCAAGAGGTGATCAAGATGCCGATGCTAAAAAACGCAACTTCGCGGTGGGACGACCAACCCTTGGCGACACGTTTGGAGTTCTTCGAGGAACACCGAGCAGGTTGGGAGCATTTGTGGAACGAGAATGGTGGCAACCGCGACAGCATTATCAAGTGGGCTGAGGACGCGGGTATGTCCCATCCGAATAATTTTTTTGACGGGCTTCACCGCTTTTTGTTCCAGCACCACTACGATCCGTTGAAGAAGTGCGCTGCGTTGCCAGGTAAGTTTTCTGAATGGCTGCTCTCAACGGCCAGAATGCATGCCGAGAAGCCTCAGGACAAGTTCTTCTACCTCGACCAAGGGTGTACCCTCAAAGGCTATCTAAGGGCTTTAGAACGCGCCGCAATCCAAAAGAACGTCGAGGAAAGTATTTTGGTCCTCAATTCGGAGATGCCCAGATCGGGAGATAAGCTTTACGCCGAGTTTTTGTTAGCTCAAGCAGGCTACAAGGATCAAATGAAAGCACTGGCGTCAGAACTAAACCGCGCTGCTTTCGAAATTGAAGCGGGTAACGATGTCTCGCAGCATTACGAAGCTGGCGATGAGTTGGAATACACTTTGACAGGTGACAGACTGTCTTTTTTGAAGAAGGTAGACGGCCACATAGTGGCGGCTAACAAACACGGTGGGATCAGTGTGATCGAGGACGTGTGGAACATTGCAAGACGCGGTTAGCCAAAGTAAGCCTTTTGTGACGAATGACCTTAGTTTTGCCGCTTATCTGCTTATGAAAGGTTACGACCTTTCCCGAGCTAAAAAATTCGGCAAGTCCTACCAGTTTGTCTTTAATTACTCCCCTGAGATCGAACGTCTGCGATTTGCTTATGTGAATTCTGAATGTGCTCGATTTGATGACGCAGTACGCAAGATCAAAAAAATCCTCTTCAGCGAGGAGTAGCAATGCAGACAGTTACAGATTTTGACGTGTTCCTGGAGAACACTTCTGAAAAACTAACGATCTTTGTTCGGGATCCTCGGACAGGCATTTTGACCGACGTAGTTACCGATAGTACGTTCAAGCTGATTGACTTGACCAACGATTCAGCCGTCGTAAATGTAAGTTTTCCGCCCGAAGGGAATTCTACAATTACCCACAGTGCTTCGGGTGTCTACCATTACAACCTCAACACGTCGACATACGGCAACGAGTACTTAGCTAACTTTCGGTGCATTCTCACCAACGACGTGTTGAACAACAACGTTTACGCCCGAAGCGTTCCCGCTAAATACTTCAAGTACGCCGCGATACTTCGTAGCCAAGTAGACAAGGCTCGAAAGAGCGTTGTTGATTACATTGAAAACATGGACCGCAACGACGAAGATCCGATAAGGTTCTTTTACGGGTACGACGATAAGCACCTAATTTTTTACCTCGAACGAGGTGTGCAGTATATAAACTTGTTTCCTCCTTACACCGCCCTAACTGTCGATACTTTCCCGTTTAGCCAGTTTGGTGGGCTAATGATCGACGCTGCGACGATTGCAGCATTAGAAGCGCAGGGAATTTTCGCGATCGATACAGATTACGATTACAGCTTAGGTGGCAACAGCTTCTCAGTAAGCCACTTTGGAAACATTAGTTCGATGCTTGCGAGTTTGCTTGGGAGATTTTCGGAGCAAGTAAGCGCGTTGAAAAAGCTCTATTTGACAAAGGGAGCTGTGCTGTACCAATTCACACCAGGCGGGGTTAGAGAGATGCGTTATCTAAGCTCCTTGCCCTCAGGATTCTGGTCACGCTTGTTGAGCGGGTTCACGACATAAATCTGGAGGAGACGATGCCAGTCAATTATTTTGTATGGGGTCAAAGAGGTGGTGGCGGTGGCGGTGGTGAGGGAACCGGTTACGCAACTACGTCCGGCCCGCCTGAGGTGTTTTCGGGATCGTTAGGGGTCGGCGTAACTAATATTTCTTTTAGTAACAGCACTACCGATGTCTACGTTTTCAATACAGACGACGCCGACAATTTTGAAGTAAGTTTTGACGGAGGTGCGACGTACCTCGAAATTTATTCTTTACGAGACTTGCACATCAAAACACAGGTTGACTCCATTACGTTGCGTTCGACTGTAGCAAACGTGACGTACAAAGTTATTGCTGTGTTGGATAGCTAAGAGGAGCGTAGATTATGGGCAAGGGACCGCAGCCAGATAGCGTTCGTATCGTTGACGGTAGTAACCCCGATACTAAAAACCGTCTTGGTACGGGGTTGGCCGCAAACGGTGTTCGTGTCGCTCCTCCAACCGACGCAGACTTTTTGGTGCAAACCGAGTTTGAGATCGATCACGACACTGCAATAGCCGCTCAAAAAGTAGCTTTGGCAGGTGCTCGTGCAAGAAGCTCTCAAGCCGCTGGCGTTGCGCAAAACGACGCGGTGTTTTTGACCGCTGACTTGTACGGTCAATTAGTGTTAGCGGGTTATTCGTGGGCTGCTAATAACTTAGCAACCGCAGAATCGGATCCCGTTAGCCAGCACTACCAAACAATTACGTTGGCGGACGTGACCAACGGAACCGACGATACGTACTATTACTACGTCGACATGAACGGGTTCCGCAAAATTGCTTACCAGTTGGAGTTAGATTGTGCAGCAGGTACGGTAACGGTAACCGTAGAAGGTACCATTCAAGACGACGGGACCGCACCTGGAAGCTGTACGTACCAAGACATTACAAACGATGTGTTTGGCGTAGCTTCTGTCGTGGCCGCTGCTGGTTCTACTTCCGACATGTTGTTGGACAATGCCGAATCGTTGAGTTTGATGAAATACGTTCGAGTTAAAATAGTTGCCGCAACCGGAGGCAACACAGGTGACTGGACGATCTACTGTAAGAAGCTTTACTAAATAGGTTTGGGGCGGGAAATGGCAAAACTTAGCTCATGTGATTTGTATAAGGTTGTTACCCCCCATAGCGACGGTGGGTATTTACACAATTCAGTAGCTTGTTACTCAGAAAGATCCGCAGGAAGACTGTTAGTTGTTGAAGACGTTGCAATCACCGGTACAGGGTCTGTGAATGTTAACGTTTTTGTTCTGACGGGTAGCGTTCTGATTATGGAGCAGTGGGCGATCATTAAAAGTGTCACAACCCTAACTAACATGACTGCTGTTTATGCGGACCTTTGGGATGGAACCAATTCGGTTTTGCTGACTGACAACTCCCCTGGAGCTACTTTGAGTAACGCCTCGGTGGGAACTTTGTTTAGTAAAATGGATGCTAGCACAGAACCCTATTTGGTTAACTTGGCAAATCAGTGCAGGGTGATGGAGGCCTCTAACAAAAAAGTAGGCCAACCGTTTATTGTAACTGCCAAAAGCGGAGCAACTACTTACATAAGATTTAATTACACCACAACGGACAACCCCGTGGACTTTACCATGGATGTGTTTTTTACCTACCTAGAACTAGATGGCGGAAGTATCGTACCGGTTTGAGAGGTCTAGATGTCAATATACACAATTGGGAGAAAGAAATGGAACCACCTTCAAGAATAAGAAAAAAGCCGGGAATTACCGAATTGTCCGAGCAAGACGCACAGACCATAGAAAATCGGGTCAGTAGGCTCAACGCTGCGGCGTTCGAAGGAACTGTGTTTGATCGCCCTGTAAATCAAGGGTCGAACGACATTAGGGTTACAGCAGACTTGGTAGACGCTGTTGTGGCTAGGCTTTTGTTGGGGGACAGCTATCACGACGTCAAACGCCATCCGACGTGTAAGGATCGTAATGGAAAAAGCCTTACGCTAGAGCAAATCAGAGCCATCCACACAGCCCTTCGAGAGCGCCACCAAGAATTGAACCCGCCTGACGTAGACGCCGGACCGTAAAAGGGGATGCTAATGGCTCAGTTGTCTTCAACGCCTTTTGATAGGTTGCAGAGATCTACGCAGGATATTACGTACTACGTGGAAACTACCGGGGACGACGACGCCAACGGAATTACTGCAGCCACACCGTTAGCCACAATTCAAGAAGCGATTAATAGGATTCCTAAGTACAACAGCAACACGTATCAGATCAACGTAGGCGATGGTAATTTTCAAGGCGCTTTGATCGATGGCGTTACGTTTGATTCAAGCGGCTCGCTTACTATTACCGGAGAACTCGGTGCTCCTACTTTGACTGGTGGAACTGCTTCCGGTACTGCCGACAGCGGCGATACAGACACGGTTGGCGACTCTGGGCAAGCGTGGACTGTCAACGAACTTCGTGGGATGTTGGTTTTGGTTGACGGTGAGTATCGGCACATTAGAAGTAATGACGCAACAAGTATGGAGTTAGTAGATGACCTGTCAGGTGCTTCTAACGGCAAAGCTTATTCGATTGTAGAGCAAAAAACGATTATTAACTCCGCAGACCCTGTTGAAGGTGCTTCTGGATTAGCTATAAAAAATTCAGACGTTCCTAGGAACGCCATCACTGTCGAGAATATGAAAACGAGTGGAGTCTCTTTTGGTTTTGGCTGCTCACGTTCTGTTCCGCTTTATTATAAAAATTGTAACACAACAGGTGGAGTAGTTGGGTTTATTTGGCAGGTGTGGTATGGCGAAGTTGAATATGAAAATATTTACGCGGAAAGCACTGTTTATGGAATTTACTTTTTAGGTGAGTCCGGGGGTCGTGTTCGAGACGGTTCAGGAGCAATGGCGTACAATTGTAGTTCAGAAGGAATTACTGTTTATTCAGCAAATGTTATTGGCCAAGGAACGGGCTTTGTAGCAGACGCTTGTGCGATCGGTTTGCGTGTTCTTTATTGTAGTTTAGTAAGTTTTCCTAAGTTTAGATCTGATAGTTGCACAGATTGCGGTGTAAGAGCCATTGCTTGCAACTACTTGGATTTTGACGATGAGCTGTCAATTACCAACGCCACAAATTCTGGTCTCTACATCAAGTCTGTCCTATCTGTGAATATTGATGGAGGCACCATTAGTGATAACGGATCTTACGGAATTCTAATTGACGAAGTTGCAGCGGGAGTAGGTAATCGCACAGGTAGTTCGTCAATCGATATTGCTGCTGCAACAATTTCAGATAACGGAGCTTCTGGTATTTGCGCCCAGTTCGGATCCTGCGTGTCCCTAGACGACGTCACTGGAACAGGCAATACAGGGTACGGGTTGGAGCTAACAAACGGCTCCAGGGCCATTATTACAGGCGATACAGACGTCACTGGAACAACAGGCGATGCGACCATTGATGAGGGTGCCAATACGTTAGTTTGGGGCACTGATTTTGCTAGCGACGATGACAAACGCTTTGACTCGGGATTTGCTACGTACATTCGCAGGAAGGACTAAATGGCAATTAAGCTATCTAGCACTCCTTTTGATCGTGTTGAACAGACTACGCAAAACATTACGTTTTATGTCGAAATCACGGGTGACGATGACGCTCCCGGTACTGCAGCAGCTCCTTTAGCAACGTTACAAGAAGCTTTTGATCGATTGCCTTTTCTAATCAACCACAGCGTTGTGATCAACGTGGGCTCTGGCAACTTTACGGGTGCCTTGTTAGTAAGCCGTCAGTGCGATTAGAAATGGATCTCACTTGTTTATAACTAGTGACACTGGTCTAACAGGAGACTCCGGCAACATTACGATTGATGAAGGTACCGGAACATTAAGCTACGGAGATTTTGCTACTTCAGGAGATTTCCAAAGCGACGGTGATATCAACACAGATACAACCTATCTAACGTTTGCCAGGAGGATAGACTAATGTCTTTGGTAGCATCGACGAAGAGTGGTGTTGATCGAATAGAGTACCGTGATACCCATTGGACAGATTTGAGAGTAGCTGCCCAAACTATTTATAAACCCACTGGTGCAGGAACTGACCCAGAAATAATAACTTGGAAAACTAACTTACAGCTTGTGTGCTTTGATGAGGGAGATGTTCTTTATTTTGCAACTCAAATGCCTCATTATTATAAACCAGGAAGCGATTTGAACGTACACATTCACTGGACCCCTCATTCAAGAGGAGTTGCAGAAAATGGAAATACCGTCAATTGGCGTGTGGAACTCACTGCTGCTACCATAGACGACACATTCCCCGCAACTACAACGTTTGACTGCACTGCTACGTGTGATGGAACCAACGATAAGCACCAGTACCAAGAAGCAACAGCCTCGATGAGTGGTACCGGATTAAGTTTTTCTCATATGATCGTTGGCAGAGTGTACAGGCTCGCTGGAGACTCTTGGTCCACAAACACCGCTGGAAATAGACCGGCTCTTCTTGAATTAGATTTCCACTATGAGATAGATAAACCCGGCACCCAAGCTGAAACTACTTTGTGAGGTTAGCTTATGAGTTTCATTGACACATACTGCACTGTAGCAGATCGACAGATGGGTTGTGTGTGGGCGCACCGATTTGATTCTGCTGAAGCTGTTTTAGGTGCTGGAGGGATTATTCTTGGAGACCCCTCTTTTGGGCCTGAAGGGGTAACGTTGGACGGAACTGCCGACTACTTACAGTTCCGTTTGCCTACCCTTCTAAATGTGAATTCGTGCAGCGTTGTTTTTGAATTTACTCCTGAGTTTGAGCACGACGAAGGTGTAGTGCGTTACTTTTGGGATATCGAAAATGGTTCTGGTTCCAATAGACATAGGTTTTTGCACGACAGCAATGCAAATTATTATTTACTAAGCTTCAATAGCACAGCGATTGATTCAATCAACGAAAACGAAGTAGAAACTTCGTGGAAAACAAATCAATGCAACCGCTTAGTGGTTGCTTCTACTTCTGGCAACACAGACGTTTTTCTAAATGGTGTGGGACTAACAATAGCAGACGCTACCGCTTGGAGTGTCGGAACGCACACGAGGCTTACCGTAGGAGCGCACAACGCTAATGTAGGCGGAACGGTTCCATTCAAAGGTACGGTTCATGGAATAAAAATTTTCAATGCGACTTTCGGTACAGAGGTTGCGGAAAAGATAAGTCGCTACAACAACCGTCACTATTGGACATTAGATGGTTCTAGTGACTACTTGTCTCGTGCAGCAACTAAGGGCACTGAACTCGACTTGAACGAGTTCTCGGTGTTGGTGTCTGTAATCCCTAACACTGTCTCCGGTAGCCATTGGCATGTCAGCAACTCCGGTGCTGCAGCTAAGTACGGTTGGGCCACGTATACCTTCAACGACGGTCTAAGCTACTTCGTTAGCAAAGATGGGGGGATTGGCGCAGGCAGCTCGACAGCATTAGCTCTTGCCTCGGTTGCACAAGTATCAAAGACTCTGACCTACGTAGCAACGTACAAGTACGTCGCTGACGGCACCAGCGAGATGGGCCTGTTTATCGACAGCACAAACAAATCTGAAGTAAGCAATGCCGTAGGTCCGCCTAACTTCGATACCAACACATTCGGCTTAGGAATTTTTCTAGACGGCGCTAATACTTTAGATGGCAGTCTTAGTTTTGTTGGATACTTCAATAAAAAGTTCACAGAAGCTGAAGCGCTAGCTTTGATCTCTGATTTTAACGACAACAGAGATAGCATCGATTTGACCGATGCCGTGTTTATTCAGGATTTCTCGGTAGACCCTGAAAAGTCACCTGTGTACACCCAAAGCTTAGACGGTAAAAAGTACCCAAAATGGACTTTTGATGGGGTTCAAGACGAGCTTTTGACTCGTAATGCGGACGGAGGATCCGACTTTTTCCCTTCGGGGTCTTTTACAGTTATGGCGTGTGTTCGTTCTAATGGAGCTTCCGGAACCCACATGATCATGACTGCTGGCGATGTGTTCAATTCAGGTTGGGACCTTAGAGTTTCTGGAGGGACCGATTACGGTCTTTTCGTACGCTCTACGACAGGTAGCTCTAGTTGCCAAGCTGCAGGAGCAGTTGTCGATAAAAAGCTTAGTTGTGTTGTTGGTACCTACGAATACGTCGGGGACGGTACAAGTGAATTGAACCTGTACGTAGACGACCTTCCTACGACAACTACCGCAGGCGCTACAGGGCCTGTAGAAAGCTCTACGTTGGGAGCTTCTATCGGCAACCACTGGCAGTCCCAAAATTATCAATTCCCCGGTGACATCGAGTTTATTGCCTTCTGGGATGGCACTGCGTTGTCCGAAGCCGAAGCTGAAAACCTTATGGCCTTGTGGCGTGCGGGAACGTTGACTGAGGACGACTTAGGCGACGTTATGATGTGGGCTGATTTTAGGTCAGACCCTAATAGCGGTAACCTCACGACGCAAGATGCTACCGCTTACAAATTTGCTGTTGGTGGATGTCCTGTTTTTGGCTACGAAGAACAGCGAGGCTCTGGTGTTTATGAATTTACAAATACGGGGTCTAACTACCTGACTAAGGTTAGTCACGAAGACGATGCAGTATCTTTGTTGAATAGGGCACACGCCTACTGGCCAATGACCGCAGACACGCATGACACAGACAGTGTGGCGGGAAGTCCGAATTTATTTCGCGATGCGAATATGGAACTAAGCACATTTGGGGATGTTTGGGTTAACCAAAACAATCCATTGTTGACTAAAGAAAGTGGTGCTAGAACAGGTGGCAAAGGAACTCGATACGGAAAAATTGCTTACCAGGGTACTGCCAATCCTGGAGTATTTCAAAATGTTCTTACCAACGGTGAAACTTATCAGATCTCGGGGTGGTACAGAACAGATGGTGCCAGCAACGGAGTGATAATTTCTCAAGACGGATCGATCAACCTAACCCTTCCTGCAACCACCTCTTGGACGTATTTCACAAGGACTGTTAGCCATACAGCCGGAACTGCCTTGTACGTGAGATCAGCGTCGTCAGGCGCGGGTCAATACTTGGAAGTGGATGATTTAGATGTGCGGTTAGTTAGTGATCAGTCTTTGGATGTGTCTGGTAATGGATTTCATTTTACTATCAACGGCAATCTCGAAAAGTTGGCCGGGTCTGGATATTACTTTCCTGGGGACGGATCGAGTTACCTAACCGTAAATAATAACAATCTGTTGCCTTGTAAACCGTTTACACTAGCCTGCTTAGTGAAATACGATCCTGGTTCTCAAGAACAGTATGCCCATGTTATGGGCAACGCCGATTGGACAGGAGCTAATATTCAAGGCGTTTTTATGCGTGCCACCAGTTCTAATGCTTTGCAATTTGCATCTTACAATTCCGGAGGAACGACTTCGGGAATCGCTTATTCCAAACTTCTTTATGGAATGGCAGATACTAGGTTTGCGGGATTTAGTGTTTATGAAAATTTTACCTCAAGTTTATACGGTTCCGTCTACAGTACCGCAAATAATTCCTATTACACAGATCCTCAATTAGGATTCCATATTGGGAGAAACCCCGAGTTGAATGACGGGGATTCGGATTTATTAGGGTACGTCTACAAAGCAGCGGTGTGGCTAGATCCGCTAAGCGAACTACAGCTTAGATCTTTGGCGGCCCATTGGCTCAAGGAAGTGAACTCATGAACAACTTGCAAAGTTTAATTGCAGACGGGACATGTATTTGTTATATCGATTATCGGTCTGGGCTAACCAGAGATTGGTCTGAAAATGGCAATAATGCATCTGCAACAGATGCTTCCTTTTTTCAACGTCAATACATGTCTATTGCAGACAGCGATGACTTTGACTTTCGCAATGGTGGATCTGTGGTTGTTTTTGGTAAGTTTCAACAACAAGATTCATCCGGTCTTGCATTTGCAGTAAAAGGAGCTAATGAGTGGTATTTTTACTCTTATGACGACGACCTTAATGTGTACGATGGAACTACTTTTTCTACTTATTCCTTCGGCGAATACAAAAACTTTGAATGTGCAGGAGCTTCTTTCGGCAATGGGTCCAAAGCATCTTTTTACTTAGATGGTGCTTTTGTTGACCAAGGTGCTAATACTCTAAATAACATTACAGACGGTGCTGGCAACGTTGCTTGTGGGCACAGTGTTTACGGCAGTCGAAATTATGTGTTGGATGCTGCGGTATTTTTCAATCGTCAACTAACTGCCGAAGAACATGCAGCGGTATACCAAGAACTCAAGAACGTCAAGTGGCCAACCAAACAATACAGCCAAGTACCAGCCAATCTTTCTCCTTTGCCCAGTAGTTGTGTGGCTGCAATTGACGGACAGTGGGCGCAAAGCGGCTTGGTCAACAGAGCAGAGCCTAGTGTTATTGCCGAGTTTTCTAATGATACGGGTGGAGAGCCGAACGTTACTGAAAAGTGTTTACTTGGCACAAGTGTTAAAATGGCCGAGTATACAACAACAAAAGCTAATCTAACTGGCAGACCTTTGACCATGTCTTGTTGGGTCAGGATGGATGATGACTCTAGCAATCAAATCATTTGGGGAAATACGTTTGCAGGATATCGATTTGTTTATCAAGCAGGTCTTGGGATGAGCTACCGACTTAATGCCAATAATAAAATTGTTTATTTTCAGGATGATATGGTTGAAGGCGTTTGGACTCACCTTTGCGTTACTCACGAAAGTGATGGGACAATTACTATGTATCGTGATGGTGTGCCCGATGGGGTAACCGATTCTTACACCACAAATTGGCCAGCCGTTGCTACAATGAGATATGGTTTTGATGCTGGCTATGTGTCTACACTTCAAGGCCAATCTACCCGTGCTCGTATTTATAACCAAGCACTTACTGCTGACGAAGTACTTGCCGAGTATCAAGAAGGCGCACAAGCAATTCAATTCAAGACCGAGTGGGGATACCGGGAGAAATCAAGTTCTACTGCTGGTGACTTTGTTGGCCCATTCGAGGTTTTGAATGGCAATGATTGGCAATTAACTTCCGACACGATTCAAGGTCAGCTTTGCAAAGTATTAGACAAAGGTGGCGGGAATGGGCACGAAGTTGTTTTGCCTTGGACAGGTGTTATGTCTTCTAATGATGCTGCATACGGAACTTGGGAATTTTGGTTTTCTCATGCTCAAAGCACAGCATCTCAAATAATGTTTGCTGCCCAAGAAAAATTAGTTTGGAACAGCGGAAGCCAAAATGGCTATTTCTTGCAATTCAATACAGACGGGTCTTTGCAACTAAGAAAACTGACTGCGGGAAGTGCTACAACCCTGCGTAATAGTGATGCAACTCCTGTCTCTGCTAATACTTGGCACCACATTAAAGTTACCCGTAACAATCCGGGTGACTTTTATGTTTACGTAGATGGTACTGCCATTGGTAGTGTTGCGACAGATACCAGTTTTGAAAGCGCGGAATACATGGTTTGTGAAATGGACGCAGGAGATAAGTTAGCAATAGCTAGCCCCCAAGGACAGTACGCAATCACAAAAAGGTTAGGGGTGTACTAAATGAAAATCGAATTGTTGTTTGGAGACGATCTTTTTGACGCAGACCTCGTGAACAACGATCCTTGGGCTTTAGCACAAAGGGAAGGTATCAATTTTCTATCTGACAAAGAATTTGTAGCAGGGCACGTGGACACTGACGAAGGAATTATCGTGTCTGCGCTTGTGGAAGGTTACGGCAACGGAGAATACTCTTTCGACGTTGCTGTTGACCATCGTTACCAAAAGCAAGGCCTTGGTAAAGAGCTTATTGAAATCGCGATGGGCAACTTTGAGATGTACAAAAACGTAGAACCAGACGCTGTTTTGAACTTAGACGTCGTTAACCCAAACATAGTTAAGTTTTTGGAGAGGGAATACGGTTTATCTAAGCAAGAAACCGAACTTGGAAGGTACAAAGTGAGCGCTCTTGAATATTGGTATGGCGTGCCTTTGAGACCGATTGGATTTGCGACCGTTCCAAAAGGGTACATTGGTGTTGAGCAGCACCCAAAGTTTCGGCACGGGGTTGTGGTGTATGATCGTCCTCTGACTGAAGACGAAATAGCCTCGTTTGAGCTTGTTCCGTTTCTGTCCGATGAACAGTTGCAAACTAGAATAGACGACATCGTCAACGAAATGGCCGAGTACAAACAAGAGTACTTGGAGGAACTGGAGGACGATCCACGGTTCTTCCGGCAAATGGTTATGGACAAGTTTGAACAGACTGGATTGGGTTTTCACGAAATACTTGAACACGAGCTAGTTGATCAGATTGCACAAAAACTAAAAAAGGCTCAACTTGAACCTGCTAATTTAGACGACTTGATTAGCTTTGTGCTGTGGATCGAAGACCGTCCATACAACAACGAAGTAATTATCGAACTTGGCCTTCTCGATGACTTGTTGTTGGGAATGTACGATGTTGTCTACGATGCCTTGCTTGAAGCTTCAAAAGCTTCTCCTTCTTACAAACTCCCTGCCTACGCTCAATCAGATCGAGCTAAGCTGCAACAGATGGATGAGTTTGAAGACTTCTGGGACGATTTTGACGAAGACTTTAAGCAACATGCTTCTGAATTGTTGCAACGAGCAGGACAAGAAAAAATCCTCGGTGCGTTGGAGAAGTCAAGTTACGACGTACGTACGCTGTACCAAGACTACTTGAAACAAAGTGACGTAGAGCCTGCGGTTCCTGAAGATAAGTTGTTTGAAGAAGAGGCATCACAAAAACTAAAAAAGTACGCCGATAAGTATTTCCACACAATTGGTCCCCGCCCCGAAGGTGGATGGAAATGGTACCACCAGTACCTGGACCAATTTGGACTTAGCGTAAACAAGAACCTAATCGACTTTTTCAACCAAGGCCCTAAGCAATCCATTATTCTTGATCTAAGCCCCCAGGAGGCTGAGGAAGCCGAAGATAGGGGCATGGAGCTGCAGAAGGCAGCCGAGCTTCTTAGACAGGCTCAGAACCTCCCACAGGTACTAATCTTAGACATTGACGGCACCTTAGCTGACGCTAGCCACCGACAGCACCTAGCACAAGAGGGGGACTACGACGGATTTTTTGAAGAACGTCTGGTGGAAAAAGACGAGCCGATCCCGCAAGCCCAAAAGTGTCTAGGAGACCTTCTGTCGCTTTTTGATCGAGTTGTGTATATGACCGGCAGGCCCGAAAAGCTAAAACAGGTGACTACGAATTGGCTAAACAACCACTACCAAATTGAAGAGCCTGAACTGCTTATGCGCCCCAACGGCGACACCCGCGCAAGCAGCATAATCAAACACGAACTTTTTCTGAATAACTTAGTCGAAGAGGACGCGGAGTTTACCGTAGTAGACGATGAAAACGGTAACCTGTGGGCGCTTTCTCCTTATGCTGCAATTCTCGAAGCGCCGGTTTTGTGGGACATGATCAACAAGGAACGAGGTTAGTTATGTGGACGGCGGACACAGCTAAAGAAATCGGTGAACGGATTGGAATCGATTGGGGCTTGGTGGCATTTGAGCCGATCGATCTCGCACGAGGTATGGAAATTGAGCTTGAGCATGGTTCCCGTTTTCCCGCTGCAAATGTGACAGACGACGACGAAGAGCTAACCGCAAAGATTGCTTGGGCTCATTTAGAAGAACACCCAAAGTATTACGAGTACCTGGCTTCGATGGAAGAACTAATGCAGGAAGATTCGACAGAAGAAGAATTAGTTGAATACGCACCTGAAGACGAAAGCTAATCACGAGGGTAGGATCTCGCCTATGACAAGCCACCGGCTACTTCTGAAGTTTATTTCTGAGGGGCTTACTTATCGGCAAGCGTGCCAAAAGCTTGCTAAGCACCTCCGTAAAACAGCGGACATCCCTATGTCCCGAACCCTCAGACGTTTAGCCCAAATGGAGTTTAAGGACGTGCAGGGTGAAGACGTGTTTGATGCGTTGAAGCAAATTTGGACTAAAAAAAGTCCAGGCGAGATTAACGGCTTGTTAATTGATCCCATTTCCGCCGAAAAAATGATCGATGTGATCGAGTCTCTTGAACTTAGAAAAAGAAAAAAATTCTTATCTATGCCTGTCGAGGAGATGTTTGAAAAAGCCGACAGGGTTTGGGATCAGTTGGAGTAAGTAATGCCTCACTGGGTTGCACCATACAAGACTCGACGATCTACACGCCTGCTAAGTTATGCAGTACGGCAGAACCACACCTTACTTGAGACAGGCGGGGAAGCTTGCTATTTGCTCAAGCGTCTTCGTCGGGCTAACGAAATACAAGCTTTTGCTAGTCGTCGAGCGGATTGGCTGACTAAAGAAGCCACAAGCTACACCTTAGACCCAGATACGGGGTACCTGCGATACAAGCTTTGGGGGGCCGACACAGATTCCGTTGAGACGTACCCGGACATCGGTACGCTAACCACTACGGTATCCGCCAGCGGCGGCGGTGCGACCGAGGTGTGGGAAGACGCGGTTGACAAGCACTCGTTTATTTCCGGACGCAACGAATACGCCTTCGATGTCTACCAAGACGATTTAGACTCCGATGGCAATTCGATCATCGATGCTGTCTACGTTGTTTTCAACACTCCACCATTTACCACAGGCAAGCACGTTAGTTTCCAGTACGGGCCGATAAACCCGTTGAACAACCAATACCGGATGCAACCGATCCGGGACAACCAACCCGTTTACCAGGCAAGCTTGTTCTCTTTTGAGCAGTGGGAAGATGCCAACGCAAGAATTAGAAAACAGCCGACGCCTAATCAATTCTTAGTTGCTTTTCCCGGCATCCTAACAAACTTCGAAGTTGTTGCAGGTGGGTTTTTGCAAACAAGCGTCAACAATTATTGGACAAGCCCGCCGCCGTATTCCCCCGATCTTGTAGAGCACGACGTTGTTATTCGTTTATCTACTAGTCAGCGCTACCAGATCACAAACGCAACGCCTATCTACGTAGAAAACATTTTGGTGAGTCAGCAATTTGAGATGAGTTTGCTCGATCCAAAAAGTAGTATCTACAACGTTGCTGTGGTGGGGAGCTAAACCCGTGGCGATTACGATGCATTATCGAGGAGTGCGCTTCGTAAAAGACTACATTACTAAGTTTTTACGAAGCGTCTTTTTGGCCTACGAAAAAGAAGCTATCCTTTTTACAGACGGCACCAAAAAAATAGTTTTTAGCAACACTCCTTACGTTACGTCCGAAGACAGTTGGGTATCGAGACCCGAGCTTCCAGCAGTGCTGATCGGTTCGATGAATGCAACCTTCCAAGAGAGGACGATAACGAAAAATCTTTTGGTGTCCCCCGGAGAGGTGGTTGCAGGTTACAATTTTGAGGGCGGTGACATTGACATTAGTGCTTCGTTGATGTGTCTGTCGCGTACCACACACGAAAGAGATAATCTTTCGGACATCGTCTCGATTTTTTTATCTCGTCCTGAAGCAAAAGATTACTTTCTCGACCAGGACATCAAAATTGTTAGTCCTCCTGCGATGTCTGGTGAAGGCAAAGTGTTTGAGCCTGCTGTGGACTACCCTGTTTACACAAGTAACCTAAGCTGGGAGTTAGCAGCGAGTTGGGAACAGTGGAACGATACTGAGGACACTCTTGCAAATATCATTGTGGATATTTCTGCGAGCTTGGATTTAGACGAGAGTTAACATTGACTAAGCTTAAAAAGCTAAGATCAACACAAATCAAATAATGGAGCGAAAACCATGGCCGAAAGAATTCCCGGAATTATCGTTCGAGTGGTTAACTCCACCGGTACTGTCGCTCCACCCGCCTTTCAACGCTACCCTTGCATTGTTGGCCTTGGCGATCCGTACCGTCTCGTAGAGAACACTGCGATCGTCCGTAGCGTGGGGTCGGTGGATGATATCCCGTCAATTTCAACTGTGAACGAAATTGTCTCGGTGGGTGCCTTGCCTGGGAGTGCTAGCTACACCGAAGGCACTGATTACTACCTTATCGGGGACAGCTCGAATCGAATTAGTTGGAGTCCTGCCGGGTCGCAACCGACAGAGGGAAATCAGTACTACATCACGTACACAGAGACGCGGGCTGCAAGTGCATACCAGGCGACTTTGTACTTCAACGAAAACTTAGTTTATACCGACCACGGCAACAAAACACGTACCGACGGCAGTCTCAACGACATATCTGTAGGAGCTAACCTAGCTTTTCAAAACGGTGCTAATGGTGTGTACGTAGTTCAGTTAGACGATCGCGAATTTTCTGATCCCGATAATCCCTCAAACAGCGAGTTAGAAACGGCTTTTGAGAATGCCGTAGACGTACTCGAAGAAATTTTTGATTCTAAGCTTTGGCTTGTTCCGATGAGTTCTGGGACATTGAACACTACAACGGCGGCAAACATTTTGTTCAACCACGCCGTTTTGGCAAGCCAGCCAGAGCAAAAGCAAGAACGGTCTGTGCTGCATCCGATGCCTAAAAACACAGCCTACACTGCTTACGCTACTCGTGCCCAAGCGTACGCAAACGAGCGCATGATCGTACCAGCAATCCCCAGCACGCTACAGGTAACGGGCTTTACAGGTACAAAAGATTCTCGTTACTACTGCGCGGGTCTTGCGGGTAAGCTTTGCGCAGGTCCAATCGGCGCGACGATTTACGACGAGATCATTGCTGGCTTGACCTTCACCGACAACTTCAGTCGAAGTCAACAAAACTACATGGTGCAAAATGGAGTAAGCCCTGCGAAGAGTGCTTCCGGAATCGTTAGAAACATTATGGCGATTTCAACCGATACCACATCGGCATTGACGGAAGACTTAGGCGTGCAGGATGTCAAAGACTACGTCAAGAAGTACTGGCGGGAAAAGCTCTGGCAAGTGTACCGCAACAAGCCAATAACAAACACCTTGCCGAATGCCGTTAAGCAAAGTTCGGAAGGTATTTTGGCGTACTTGCAGCAGGAAGAGACGATTGCAGATTACCGAAACGTGACTGTCCTGCAAGACGGTACAGAACCGCGCCAGTTGAATGTCGCTGGAGAAGTTCAACCCGCGTTCGGCCTGGCTTACATGGACGTAACATTTACCTTCGTCCTGACCTTCGGATAAGGAGGAGTAGACCATGCCTTACAAAACTACGATTCCAAACACTGCACACAGTGTTTTCTACTCGTACACGATTTTTATTAACGGCAGTCCCGTAGGATCTTTGAATTCGATTAGTTCTCGTTCGCAGCGCAATGCCGAATCGATTCGTGAGGTGTTGTTTTCTGCGGGTGCCGAGATTAACGAGATTGTGTGGAGTGGTACTGACACCACCCTAGACCTAAATTACACCGAGCTGTACACACAATCGTTGTACGAAGCTTTGGGCTACGACGTTTATTCGATCGAGGATTTGAACACCAGCTTCGATATCCAGGAGCAAATGCGTGTTCCCGTATCCCCCCGTGCTCGTCCAATGCCCGACCCCGAAGAACCCGCTAAAATCAGAACGCTTGTTTATCATGACTGTGTTCCCACGTCTTGGGGCAAAACGTTAGACACTGGTACTGCTCGGGTTGTTGAGACCATGAGTGTTATGGTACGTACCGTAACAGGTTCAATCGAATAATTTAAGAGAGAGAGAGAGCCATGCGCAAAACAAATAAACGAAAGGCAACCCAAGGACAACCGATCTTCCGTCGTGCCGGGTTTATGCAGCCCATGGTTACAGAGGGAGAATACTGGTACGGGGAAAACAAATATGGCGAGGGAGACTGGTTCCCGGCCAGTATGTTTTCAAAAGATGACGTGATTGAAGAAGGGTACGGCGAAGACTTAGAATTGCAAAAAGGGTTTTTCGCAGAGTTTAGCGCTCCGGGCTACATGGACCGAACTCTTCTTGGGCTGTACGATACGGAGTACGATGCTTGGTATGCTCTGCTGGACTTCGATGATACGGCTTTTGTTTGGACTGCCGAGTGGTCGGAGGATTCCGACAAAGATATGTATCCTGAAGGTGTGGAACCCGGTTGGTGGACTTATCACATGTACTGTCCGACAGATGCTTGTGCCAAGGCAGTCAAACATTACTACCAAAGCGTCGAAGGTAGCAACATTGAGCAAGACGGTTCGTTTGTGTATGTGTCAGGACCTCCCGGTAAAGAAGAACTGACCGACGAAATAGAAGTTGAAGAAGGCTAACCAACAAGAGAGAGAGAAGCTAATGCGCAAAACAAATTCTTTGAGAATCAAAGCCCGTCGTGCTGCTCTGCGTAGAAAAGCTCGTCAAAATATTCGCAAAGCTACACGCCGACCGGTGCCCAGACGTGCGAGTATCCGCCGTAAGGCTGCAGAAATTACAACTAGCGAATATGAAAAAGAACTCGATGCGTTAGCTGAAGACATCGTAGACGAGGCGGAGTCTGAAGAAGAAGCGATGGAGCGTGTTTGGGAAGTTGTGGATGGCCACCAATGGATCATCTACAATGCCTACAACATTCCTGTAATCGAGGCGGCTAAGGGCGACGCTGACGACGTGACCTCAGAGATGGGTACCGACATCTATTCGGGAAAAACCTTTTCCGAAATCGCTACCATCACCACGTTCTATTTGATGGAACAAGACCTCCGCGAAAAAGTTTACGACCTCTGGCAGAAAAAAGAGGAAGGGTTCGACGAGGAAGACGAAGACTAGTTCAACAAAACCTTAGTAGCACCCACGAAACGAGGCCCGCCTATGACCGCAGAACCTACCAAACCCGATAGCGTTGACGGCATTACGCCAGAACAGGTTGCTCTTTACGAAGACATGTTCATGCTGGGCTACGCTAAGTCGGATAGAATTGTTATTTTTGACGACGGCGAGAAAAATAAACTTACCGTGCAGTTTCGCACCCTACTGCCTTACGAAATTCGGGATATTGCAGAGGTGTCGGAAAGGTACTCAAGTCCAGCAGGTAAGTTTATCGTAGAGCAGATTGAAACCTTAGCTCGATCCATTGTGCTTGTCAACGACACTCCCTTAGTTTTGGACACCGCCTCTAAAACGGCTGTGTTCGGTTCTAAGCCCGTAGACTCGCTAGACCAGGCAAAGTACATCTTAACCCAAAAGCTACGCTCCACGCCAATCCTAGACGCTCTGTTTGATGCTTACCAAGACTTTGCGGGAAGCATTGACGAAAAAATGAACGATCTAAAAAAAAAGTCAAAGACAACGTTCTAATTCGGCTTGACTTAGAAATACTACGTTACTTTCAAATCCTACCAACCGACGACCGCTACCGAAACCTGACGGGCTTTCACAAACTTTTGCTTGCTGAATACGTGCTCGATTGGCGCAAGGAAGAAATTGCGATGTCTGGTGCTGGAGGGCTAGGTGCTTTGGGGGGAATTGTTAATAATCTAAGCCCCCCAAGTGAAAAAAAGCCAGTCTCAACGAAAGAAGCTCCGTTCGATCGCGTCAACCAAGACTTTGCTAAGCATTCTGCCGAAGGCAACGCCACAGGCAAATTGACGATCCCTCAATCCCAAATGGATGCGTACCAAAAACTAAGATTAGAAAACCAGGCTAGACTGCAAAACATGACTGTTGAGGAACTGCAGAGACACTGGGAAAAAATTGACGACGGAGAACTGGGCTAATGGCTGACGAATTTAGTGTTGACCCTTCGTCTATTACGGCTGCAACAAAAGCCTTAAACGAGATGAGCACACGAGCCGGGGCGGTAAAAACTCAGCTAACCGGTTTAGCAAGGTCACTGGGGGACCTTCAAAATTTCTCTGCGAGTAGTTTGTTTGGAGATGCCGCTAAATCATCAAGAGAAGTTGCAAAAAATGCCAGAGATACTGCCAAAAGCAGAGCGGACGAAGCAGAATCTCTCAAAAAAAGCACAGGCCTTTTAAAACACACACGTACTCAATTAGAAAGAGTGGCTAATACTGCAAGAAATTACGGCAGATCGATGACTGACATTCAGTTTTCTTCCATAGATACTGCCAAAACCA